AGATAACGTTATATTGTTTACAGACATAACACATAAAGTTTTTAATAATTATCAACGTGATCCTGACGATGAAACCAGAGTGTTTTACGTTGGTATAACAAGGGCAAAAAAGCGATTATATTTAATCGAACCAACAACAAGAAAATATTTTGATTTGTAAAGAGCTTTTTTGTATAATATAATTTTAATCTATAACTAGAAAGGAGAAACTTATGCCAAGTATAAGAAAAAAATTAACTGCTGAGCAAAACCCAAACGAGTGTAAAAATACTCGGATGAATATTTCTCATGCAGGTGTATTCGCTAACTTTAGACCGGATGAGATAGCTCATATGTCTAGGTACGAAAAAATTGCATCATATTTAGTAGATGATGCTAAAAAGAAAGGAAGACCTTTAGACACTTTAGAAATAGGGTGTGGAGAGGTATGGGTGCTAAGGACATTATATAAGTCTTTTGTTGTTAAAAAATCAGATGTAGTTGCTTCTTATTGGGGTTACGATATCGATCCTGCGTCTTTTCAGGAAATAAGATATTGGTCTGGAGACGGATGTGATCTTGAAGACACTACATGGATTAAAAACTTTAACGCTACTTTAGAAATAAAAGACGTTAGTGTTGATCCAATATTACCTCATGAGGATGAATCTATAGATGTAGCTTGGTCTACAGAAGTTATAGAACATATGCCTAGAGAAGCTGTAGAGCCTTGGATATCTGAACTAAGTAGGGTTTTAAGAAAGGACGGGACTGTATTTATCTCTACACCTAATCATGATGGGTCTAACGATAAACTTCCAGAAGATCATATTTATGAATGGGGCTTTTTAGAATTAAAAGAACTATTAGAAAAATATTTTAATTTAGAGTCAGTAGTTGGTGTGTTTACACAAATGCGTAAATTTAATCAATCTCAAAATGCAAAAGAGATATGGACTAAAGAACAATTATCTATGTTAGAAGAAAGGTTTGGTAGACAATTTTTAAGAGTAGCTGCAGCTACTTTTTATCCAGAAACTTCAAATAATTGTTTTTGGAGATTAAGTAAAAAAGACTCTGCTTAATGTTTTTAAAAGAAGAATTAAAAACTTATTTATATTGGATTGAAGAAAGAGAAAATATAAGAATCCAAAAGGAGGAGTTAAATCAAACTCCTCCTTGGACTGAAGACCCTATATTAAAAGAGTATAAGTTTTGTCAAGTTTTTAGAAACGATGATAGAACTAGTAGATGGTATATAGATAATATACGTAACCCTTTAGAAAATTCTGAAGAAGTATTTATGGCTACTGTTATATTTAGATGGTTTAACTTAATCCAAACAGGTGAGACTTTATTAAAACACAATCTACATATTAATTGGGACTCTGAATTAGCAAACGAAAAAATTAGAGAACAGGATCAATGGATTACTGGTGCTTACGTTATTAAAAGCCCGGACGGTTACGATAAATTAAAAGGTATTAGTTTATGTATTGATTATATGTGGGAGCAAAGAAAAGAAATATTAGCAAAAGCAAATTCATGTCAAAACTCTATGCAGGATATGTGGCTATATATAAAAAGCTTTCCTTTTCAAGGTCCATTTATGGCTTATGAAATTGTAACAGATTTAAGTTTTACTAAATTTGGAAGAGACGCTAAAGACAGATTAACATGGGCTAATGCAGGTCCCGGAGCAATGAGAGGTTTAAACAGGTTGACAGGTAGAGATTTAGATTTTAAAAAGAAGTCTCACGATTGGGTAGGTGAGATGAACGAACTATATAAAATATGCAGGTATTTATTACCCAAAAGTATTTTTAACTCTAATAGACATCCTTTTGAGTTAAGAGAAGTAGAGGGAGGTTTATGTGAGTTTGATAAGTATTCAAGAATTTTAAAAGGGCAAGGTAGGACAAGGAGTAAGTATGCATACAATACAAGCGTTTAATGTAAATGATGGTTTTTATAAAGGACTTGATATGTTCGGTTATAGCGGCAATTACATTGAACAAAAAACTAGAAATGGTACGGTATGGGAAATAAAAACACCTGTTTGTATTTCTTATAAATATCCAAATGTAAGGGTTTTACAAGACCCCTATAGAGACTGTAATCCATTTTTTCATTTAGCCGAAAGCTTATGGATGTTAGCAGGTAGAGGAGATTTAGCTTCTATGGAACATTATGTTCCACGAATGCGAGAGTATAGTGATGATGGAAAAACTTTATGGGGAGCTTATGGTTATAGGTGGAGATGGATGTTTGGCACAGACCAATTAAAAACGATAATAAAAATGTTAAAAAAGAATCCTGATGATAGACGTTGTGTTTTACAAATGTGGGGAGCGGAAAAAGATTTAAACCACCTAGAGGGTGAGGGCAAAGATGTTCCATGTAATACACAAATATATTTCAAAATTAGAGATGGTGCTTTACGGATGACGGTAACTAATCGGTCTAACGATTTAATATGGGGTTGTTTTGGAGCCAACATGGTTCACTTCAGTGTATTACACGAATACATGGCAGCAATGATAGGAGTTAAATTAGGAACTTATTACCATTTTACAGATAACTTACATTTATACATAGATTTTCCTATATGGAAAGATAAAGTTTCTAAGATAAGTGTAGCAGTAGGTTTACATAATTATAACGATAAAAAGTATGCTGAATCTTTACATGAAAAAACTATACCTTTAGTTAAAGATACTGAGACTTTTGATAAAGAACTTAAGTTTGTTTTAGACGGTGATTATAGGCAGGACGTTAAATTAAATAATGTATTTTTAGAGCGTGTTGCTATACCTGCTATAAAAAGTTGGAATTTATTTAAGGAACATAAATTTAGAGAATCAGTAGAAATGGCTGAAACTATTCTTCAAGAGGATTGGAGATTAGCCTGTAGTAGTTATATAAAAAGGAGAACTTAAATGACGGGAAATAATTATAAATTAATAGAAGACTTAGCTTGGGGCGATGTCGAAATACTTAAAGAGGCAGAGAAGTCTTATGGCACTAGTTGGAAACAACGTGGTGGGGTAGGAGCTTTTATGATGTTAGCTCGTAAGTGGGATAGATTAGAAAACCAAGTTAAAAAACACGGTTGGGATGTTTTCCAAACTGCGTTAGAAGATTCTAGGGCTGAGGGTATTTTAGACGATATAGGGGATTTAAGAAGATACTTATTATTAGTTGAGTCGCATATATTTGACCAAATGGCTAAAGAAAAAATATCTGATGAGTCTACAAAGAACACTGTTTAATCCAGATACAGACTGGTCTATACCGGACACTTTACCAAACTTAACAAACTGTAAAGAGTTTAGTGTCGATTTAGAAACTAGAGATCCTTCATTAAGGACTAAAGGTTCAGGTTGGGCTAGAAAAGAAGGAGAGATTATAGGTGTTGCTGTAGGGTGGGAGAGCGGTGAAATTTATTTACCGTTCTCTCATTTAGGCGGTGGTAATTTAGATAAAGAAATAGTTTATAGATGGTTAAAAAAGCAATTAAATTCTAACGCTACTAAAGTTTTTCATAACGCTGTTTATGATTTAGGTTGGTTAAAAGCTGAGGGTTTTAACATAGAAGGTAATATAGTTGATACTTTAGTTGCCGCACCTTTATTAGATGAAAACGCATTTTCATATTCTTTAGATAATCTAGGCGAAAAGTATTGTGGTCAGAAAAAAGACGAGAGTTTATTAGATGAGGCTTTATTATCTTATGGTTTAAATAATAAAGGTGATATGTGGAAATTACCGTCTAAGTATGTGGGCTTATATGCAGAAAGAGACGCTAGGCTTACTTACGATCTATGGAAAGTTTTAAAACAACAAATAGCTGAAGAAAATTTATCCAAAGTATTTAAAACAGAAATGGATATAGTTCAGCTTGTTATTGAAATGAGAATGATGGGGGTAAGGGTAGATTTAGAAAAAGCAGAAAAGATTATGCATGACTTATCTATAAAAGAACAAGCAATTTTATTAGATATAAAAAGACAATATGGAGTAGAGGTTGATATATGGGCTAATGCCTCTATACAAAAAGCCTTTGATAAAAATAGTTTACATTACCCTTATACAGAAAAAGGCTCACCAAGTTTCCAAGCTAGTTGGTTAGAAAACCATGAACATCCTTTACCAAAAGCTATTGCACGTGCAAGAAAATATAATAAAGCAGGTGGGACTTTTGTTAAAAAAATGATATTTGATCATGAAGTAAATGGAAGGATACATGCTGAAGCACATAGTTCAAGATCAGAGCTTGGTGGAACGGTAACAGGTAGGTTTAGTTATTCTAATCCAAACTTACAACAAGTTCCCGCAAGAGATCCAGAAATAGGTCCAATGATAAGATCTATATTTATTCCTGAGGACGGACAAGAATGGTGTTGTTTTGATTACAGCCAACAAGAACCAAGAATAACAGTTCATTTTGCACATAAATTAAAAATGGTTGGTGCTGAACAAGCAGTTAAAAGTTATAAAGAAGGTAACGCTGACTTTCACCAAATAGTAGCAGATATGGCAAACATACCCCGTAAACAAGCTAAAGATATAAACTTAGGGCTTACCTATGGGATGGGTGTAAGGAAGCTTATAAACGAGCTAGGGGTCTCTGAGGAGGAAGGTAACGAGCTTTTAGCCCAATACCATACTAAAGTTCCTTTTATTAAAGGTCTAATGGATTATTGCACTAAGTTAGCTTCTGATAGAGGGTATGTAAAAACATTAGGTGGTAGAAAAGCAAGGTTTGATAGATGGGAGCCAAGTGGTAGTTATAACGAAGTAACACCCCTGCCAGAACAAAAAGCTATAGAAGAATATGGATTTGATTTAAAAAGAGCATTTACTTATAAAGCCTTAAATAGATTAATCCAAGGCTCTGCAGCAGACATGACTAAGTTAGCAATGTTAGAAGTTAGAAAAGAAGGTATCGTGCCTTTATTGCAAGTTCATGATGAATTAGACTTTTCTTTAGCTACCCAAGAAGAAAAAGAAATAGTTAAAAAAGCTATGATTAATTGTGTTAATTTAGAAGTTCCAATGGATATAGATATGGAAGTTGGTAAAAGTTGGGGTGAAATAAAATGAATTGTTGGCATTGCGGTACACAATTAATATGGGGTGGAGACCACGATATAGAAGATGAAAACAATGAATACATCATGGAAACTAATTTAAGTTGCCCAAAATGCAAATCAGAAGTAATAGTATATTTACCAAAGGAGAAAAAATGCAAGGTATTAACCAAGATATAAAAGATGACCTAGAAAGAGAGCAATATCCAATTATATGGAATATGAGAGCCATGGGTAAAACTTATGAAGACATAGCTTATGAGTTTGACCTAAGCAAACAAAGAATACACCAAATATTAAGATATATGCAAATTGGTGATGGTGATTATTATAAAGGTAGAAAAGAAGCAAGACTTAAAAAACAAACATTAAGTTATGAAGATTTTAAAACTTGGCTAACTGCAGAAAAGAAAGTAAAAGTATCAGCCAATAATAAAAAGTTTTCTACTTATGCCTAAAGAAACAACCTTATATCAATCACTTAGGAAGAATATTCCACAAGTACATTGGCAAAGGATAGAGTCACCAATGACGCAAGGAACACCCGATGTAAATGGTTGTATCCAATCAAAAGAATTTTGGTTAGAATTAAAGATAGCTAGAGGTAATAAAATAAAATTTTCTAACTTCCAATGTAACTGGGCTCAAAAACGTATTACATCAGGAGGTAAAGTTTTTGCATTAATCCAACATAATAAAAATAAATGGATACGTTTATACCATGGTTTCCAATTTAAAGGTTTACAAGAACAAGGGCTATCATCAATCCAATGTATACTAGAAATAGAACCTATATACAAAGAAGAAGATTGGAATTTATTATTAAAAAATATATTAAGTTAAATCGTTTATCGCTTTACTTTGATAAAAAAATTATTTTTAATATACTTTAGCCCGCCACTCCAAAGCTGTGTTTGTGTCGGATGGCGTAATCGAGGTAGATGTGTGTGACGCTTGGCGGTTTAAGAGAGGTTTTATTAGTTTAATTTTCCTGTCTTTGTAATTGTTTTCATAGATGTAATGAAACATAGGACATTATTAATGTATTATGATGGGCTAATCTACCACCGACACTTTTAATTTAAAAGATTTAAATTTAACTCGTTAATCGCTTTACTGTCATATAATTGTTTTTTAAAGTATCCGTAGTTAGTTAAGGGCTTAACTGACGTAAACGACATAAAGAAAGGAGAATATTATGTCACATGAAGTAGAAACGATGGCTTATGCCGGAGAAGTGCCTTGGCACGGACTTGGAGTAGCTGTCGATGCAAACTTGTCGCCTCATGATATGATGAAGGCTGCAGGATTAGACTGGACGGTCTCAAAACGTCCGGGATACACTTTATCAGAACCTGACTGGTCAGATGATGTTGAAGTTATCCAAACCCCTAGCACTTATTTCGTTGTCAGAGATACTGATAATGAAATATTATCACACTGTGGAACTAGTTATATACCAGTGCAGAATGAAAAAATCTTCGAGTTTTTCGAAAGGTTTACTAAAGCAGGTAATATGACAATGGAAACCGCAGGTTCTTTAAAAAATGGTTCAGAAATATGGGGCTTAGCAAAAGTCAAATATGATTTTGAACTTCCCGGAGGGGATGAGATAAAAGGTTATTTATTAATTAACCAACCTCATAAAGTAGGTAAGTCGTTATCAATACGATGCACACCTATCAGAGTGGTTTGTAATAATACTTTAACTCTTGCCTTAGAAGGCGGTGGTAATGCTTTTAGAATGCCACACGTTAGAGACTTTAATCTTGATGTTATGCAAGAAGCTGAAGAAGCATTAGGTTTAACTGTTGCTACTTTAAAAGGTTTTAAAGAACAAGCTGAGTTCTTGGCTAAGAAAAAAGCTAATAAATCATTATTACAAGAGTTTGTTACCAGAGTGTATCAACCAACTGTATATGATGAATTACTAGCCTTTAGAACTGCCAAAGCTGCTGGTAAAGCTGTAGGTGAAGAACCTTTAATTATTGAACAGCTAAATAAAACAGCGACTTCTGTTATAGAAGCTGTAGATACACAGCCCGGAGCAAACATGAAGTCTGCTGCAGGAACTTGGTGGGGAGCTTTAAATGCTGTAACTTTTGTGGAAGACCACATGAAGTATGAGCATGAAGCAGGTAATACTTTACATAGTGCATGGTTTGGTGCGGGGGCTAATAGAAAGTCTAAAGCATTAAATTTAGCATTAGAGTATGCGAATGTTGCCTAGTAGCGGTAGCGATACCTTTAGCATGAGCGGTAGTTTTGCTACCGCTCTATGGGTGGCTTTGTATGAACAAGGTTTAAAAGACTTATATACTGAGTTAGCTATACTTATGATCAATGCTGGTCAAGATATAGATACTTCTGTAGAAGAAGTTACCCCTACTCATATACTAGCTTTTTGGTTACCTTATTTAGAATCAGAAGGTGTAGTAAAGAAAATTATTAAACATTAGGAGATAAAATGACGGAAGAAATTAAAATAGAAAGTGGTGTGCCTATACCTAGTAGAGCAAGAGTAAGTTCTTACAACTATCCTTTTAGCGACATGCAAAAAGGACAATCTTTTATGATACCTGTGGTTGCTACAGCAGAAGAAGATGATCTTAATAAAGTTTTAACTAGATTAAGACATCGTTTACGTAATGCAGTTAATAGATATAAAAAGACTACCGAGGGTGGGTCTTCATTAAAATTTGCAGTTCACCAAGTTTTAGAAAAAGGTGTAGATAATGCAACTATTAACGGTGTTAGAGTTTGGCGGGTAGAATAATCCACACTCATAAATGGCTTTACTTTGTAAAAAATGTAAAGCAGTATAATAATGTTTTTGTTAAATAAGAAAGGAGAATAATATGCCAAAAACTGAAAAAAAGTCAACGCTAAAAGTCGTTGCAAAAACCCCAAAGGCGAAAGGTAAAATATCAATACCTGCCCCTGTAAAGAAGACACGATCTAATATTGCGTCTTCTGTAGTTAAAGTAAAACAACTTCCAGACGCTACTGCGAAGTTACCTGCTCAAATGCATTCTATATTAGAAGCACTTGATACATTTAAAGGTAAACAAGCAGAAGTTACGGAGTTAATGACCTTTGCTTATAAAGAAGGTATTTTAACTACTAACCAAGACCCATTAAGAATCTTTAGATTTTATAAGAAAAGATTTCTTGATGAAGGTATCTTAGAAATTGTTAGTTAACAATTTAATCTTTTGGGTGAGTGAAGTATCATGGATATAATGTTTCATTCACCCAAAGGTATATTGAAAGATAATAGATTATTAGTAAGCTACGATTTAACCCACATAAAAGATTGGGAGAAATTATTTTCTTATGTTGAATATGAAGAACAGGAAGAAGGTTTACAACCTAGTGATCTTGATCCAATTACCCAACAAATTATAATATGTAGTCATTGGTTTAATATTCCAGAGCTAGATGATTTAGGAATACACTCATGGTTGATTAGACAACATATTTTAACTAAGTTAGATTCTTGGGAAGATCCTGTAAAACCAGAAGAATTATTTAAAAGACACGGATTAATTACAGACGTAGATTATTTAAATACTAAACAATGGTTTGAAACAAAACTTTATGAAATATGTTCTTTACATGTTATAGAAGACATAAGAATACAACCAAATAAAATTTATAATAAATATATTGAAACTAGAGATAGAGAACAAAGACGTAATCATTTAAAATTAATTAAGTCTTAAATCGCTTTACTTTGTTTAAATTGTTATTTATATTATAAGTATGTTAATTATTAGAAAGGAGAATTATTATGGTGACATTCCCGGACGATTACGATCCGTCTAACTTTGATAACCAAGAAGAAGATGGTCCTGATGAGGATTACAGACCTACTAAGTTATCAGATTTCGAAATAGAAAATAGAGGAGCTACTGTGCGATTAGATATGGTAGGTTCTTATATTTTACCTGCACATAAAGAAAATCTAGATTTAATATTAAAGTTATTAGAACAGATAAATCGAGTGCAAACTTTATATATAGATGGTAAAAAGTATAGAAAAATAGATGAGTCTACTGCTTTAGAACCTACTGTATATATCGATGCTAAAGGTGTTTATTTACGTGATAAAAAATTATTAGTAGATAAAAATACACCTATGCAAGAAGCTATTACTGCAATGGTTATTGATACAGCTAAAGCTTATGGAGGTATTAAAGATGACTAAACCTAATATGGATGTAATAGAAAAAGCTGTTCAAAATCTTGAAAGATCTTTGTGCCACGAATTAGATATTGATTTAGGACATGATGTTTTAAGAACATTAGATGACTGGAGTGGATTAAGAAGAAAAATTCAAGACCATCTTCATTTTGATTCGGAGGGTTCTACATGAGTGAAATACCTGAAATAGATTACCAAAGATATAAAAAAGACTTTAAATATGCTACTCTTGATATGATTAGAGCAGTAAATAATAGAGCTATCGAAGGTGAGAAAAATAGATCTATCGAAATAGATAAACTAGAAAAAGCTGTTATTAGCCAAGGTTATGACCCAGAAGAAGTTAAATTTCCAGTAACGTGGACTATGGAGCATAACGATATAGAAGTTAGAACAACTTTTGTTTTTGGTCAAGAGCCACATAGTTTAGAAAGGTTTACTATCGATATGAGTTATGAAGATTTTAATAACTTACCAACTTTTACAATGGAGGGGTGGGAATGATAGTAAGAGGAATTAAGATACCTAAACACTTAGAACATTTATCTAGGGAAGCGTTAAGGAATCTTATATATTTATTTAGACAAAGAACATAATGGAAATAGACGGGGTATATTATTGCGAACTTTGTTATGCCGAAATAGATTTTTATGTTAATAGCAATCATAAACACGTAACCCGTTCTAAAACTATTTGTCAAAAATGTCAAGAAGAAGGTAAAACTATTCAAAACACATTTTATGGAATACACCAACACGAAAAACTTGATGATGATGATAAAGATGATCAACCAAGGTATGTTACATTTTATGAAGAATATAGTGTAGATCCAATGATATTACAAGAAGCAGAAAATTATGAAGTTTCTAATATACACCGTTGGCAGCATATGATTGGAGCGATTAAATCAGTTTTAAAAATACATGATGGACGCAAGGTAGGACCTTTTAAACGAGCTAGACATAACGCTAAAAATCGCTTTACGTAAATCGCTTTACTTTCTTTTAAATGGTTTTTATATTTATTTAGTAATAAATAAAGGAGGTTTTATGACTAAATACGATTGTAAATTATGTTCCGAGCCAGTAGATAAAGGTCGATGGGCTTTAGGAAAACATACTTGTTTAGAGTGTGGTGAAGCGTTAGCTAATGAGATTAGCTTACAGCGTAGGCGACAGATTGCACCTGTTTATAATAAAGGTGCCTATCAATATATAACTAAAAATGATTTAAAAACTATTGGGAGATAGAGAAAAGTTAGCGAGGTAATCTTTGAGCGGTCACACCTCCTGTAAAGCTATGAGTATTAGCTTAGATTGTAAAAGAAAATTACGTTTGACCGCATCAAATTCATATGCGTAATTTTCATACTCAGAGCAAGGGGACTCCGTTCTCCTGTTTAACAAGATTAGATCACTTGTGCTCAAAAACGATCTTGTGGTGCCTTAATACAAGGATGAGGCTTAAAGGAACAATCCTAATACAACGCCACACTTTAGTTTATTAATAAGAAAGGAGAAAAAATGATAGATGAACCAATAGAATTTTTAATTAGAGAAGTAGAAGATTGGGCGAAAGTTCGAGGGCTTTTTACTGCTGATGTCCAACCAGAAAAACAAATGTTAAAACTTGTAGAAGAAGTCGGAGAAACAGCAAAAGCAGTTGCCTATAAAGATAAATGGTCTTTAGCTGACGGTATAGGTGATTGTTTAGTTTGTTTAATAGTATTAGCAAAACAAAATGATCTGAGTATTCGTGAATGTTTAGATACCGCTTATGGAGAAATTAAAAATCGTAAGGGTGTTTTAGAAGACGGATTGTTTAAAAAAGATTAACTGGTAAATGGCTTTATTTTCGTTAGGCTGTTTTTTATTATTTATATAGTTAAAAAATCTTATTAGGAGGATATTATGACTAAGAAAAAGAAACTACTCACTATTTGTGAGTCAAATATGTTTTGGACTCCCGAGAGCCAAGAAGAACTTAATGCACGTATAGATAAACATATACCTGAAGAGGCTATGTTGATGCATATGGCTTGTGCATTCCAACAAAACTTGATTGTTAATACCGTATTGAAATATGGTATTGAAAACACCGAGTTTGTTGCTGCTGGACCATTATTTAAAACTGTAGAAAAATAGGAGGATATTATGAATGAACCAAGATTAACTTTTACTACTGATGTTAGACGTTCTGATTATTGTGAAGGATGTCAAAAAGAAGGTAGTAATCAAGTGAGCGGAGTTAAAAGACACCGTTCATTACCTTTAGATACATGGCTAATAAAGATAACTATGGAAGGTAGGGATGATTGTGCTTGGCATGTTTTTTGTGCAGATTGTTTAGAGTCTGCAAATAAAGAAGAAAATATTACCGTTATACATGATGGTGATATATTTAAGAGGGCTAACGTTGGCATGATGTTTATGGAGCCAGAGGATAAGCCTAAAATTAACCACGATAATTATCCAGATGATGTTAATTATCAGGTCGAAGAAGACCGATTATTAAAGGAGGAAAAATGATACACGGATTACTTATAGACCCGTTTGAGCAAAGTGTTACTAGAGTAGGATTAAGTGATAATAACACTTTAAAAGATGCAAAGTTTTTTATGAAGCTTGATGGACCTATTGATATTGTTACCTTAACCGATGATACGATGGTAATAGTTGATGATGAAGCATTACTTAAAAACGATATGCGATATTTTAAATTATCAGAGTTTCATCAACCATTAGCAAACCGAGCTATAGTCGTAGGTTATGGTGAAGAAGGTGAAACAGTTAGTTTTATTTATGATAATTCTATAGATAAATTTATAGAAACTATCGAGTGGATGCCTGAAGATCATGTCGAAGAACCTTTTATGCAGTTTATACCAATACCAGATGAAAAGGAGATGAACTAATGGGATTAGATTGTTATATTGTACACGGTAATGACCGTGAGAAAGCTTTTACTTATGAAGATGACCCACGTATAAAAGATGTTAATTTATGCGGTGGTATGATGAGCAACCACGGGGCTGACGGATCGTTTAGAGGTAAATGGTACGACCCTTTAATTAGTGAATTATTAGAAGAAGATTGTGTATGGTATCCAGATGAAGGTGAATATATCCAAGCTGACCAATTAAAGAAACAAGCTAAAGCATTAGCCGATTTAATTCATGCAGTTGAATCTGACGCTAGAGAAGAAGAACGTACTTTAAAACCAGATACAATAATTTACCAAACTAGACATAATTCCCCGTATGAATATTCTTACCAAGAAATCCAAGATTTAGAATTATTATTACGTTGCGGAAGTGAAAGAGGTTGCGTTATGGAGTGTTGGTATTAATGTTAGAACCAGAAAATTTATTAATGTTTTTTCTATTAGGGATAGTTGCCCTAATTATTAGTTCTTACTTAGCTATTGTAAGCTGGTAAATGCCTTTTTTCTTTTTTAATGTTTTTTATAATATATAAAGTAAAAAAATTAATTTTTACGATTTTAATCCAAGGAGGATATTATGGATGATAATAAAAGTAAGTGGAAAGAACTTGAGCACGGAGGCGAATACTTTGTAGGAGCCGACGCTAGTGATTTCCCTGAGATAGATTTAGGTAAAGAAGTAGGTAGATATGATGAAAACAACGAGCATTTTGTTTTCCACGTGAATAAGACCAACGGTTACAATTACCTTACGATAAGAATGCCAGAAGAGGGTGGTGATTTAGGTATAACCCTTAGATTACCTACATGGGAAGATTGGCAACAATAGACTGCCGAAAGGTTATTAATATTAAAACAATATGGGATGACATAAGTTATCCCATATATAACAAAGGAGGATATTATGGATGATAATAAAATATACGAAATATACGCAAACAACGAGCTCTGGGATAAGACCAGTTGCCCGTTCGGGACTGAGGTGTTGAACCGAGAAGCTTACGATATTAATATGGGAGAACTTGATAGTTTTGAGTTGTGTGACCAGTTGGAAGCTGCAAAAATAGAGTATAACGAAAGTAAAGACGCTCTATTTGTAGAGACGCAATGGGAAGATGATGATTATAAGGCAGAACATGAAATGGTATGTATTGCGTATATATACGACGGATATGTTTATACTGTAAAGACGGCTTGGATTGACGGATGTGGTGGATACACTATGACGAGAGAGCCACAGTTTAACAAAAAATATTTATAAAAAAGGAGGATACTATGAAAATATTTACTAAAGAGCAAATTGCCGCTCAGAATAAAGGCATAAACGACGCTAAAGCAGGATTACCTTGCGATGCATCAACAACACGAAAAACAGCTAACTATTATGGAAAGTATGTTAACGATTATTACAAAGGCTACAAGCTAGGCTTTGCGGAAAAAAGATTACAAATACCACAGGAGGTGGCGTAAAATGTTAGAAAAACTAATAAAAGAAAATGTTACCAGGATTAACAAACTGTTGAAAGCAGCGGGTGATCCTGAATTTATACAGATGACCAAACATAACATTTGGTTAGCTGGAAGTAAGATAGAAATCAAAGATGATTGGTATAGAGCGACTAATAGTTATATTAACCATAATATAGTAGTAGAGCCTAGATATTATTTTGATTTAAATTCATTATTTAAAAGTGAAAGTTGGGATAGAACTGCTGTGTCGAGACCAGTAGATGAACATGAATATATCTACACCGACTGGCAAGAGGATGAAACTATAGGTAGTGGAATGTTAACTTTAACTTCGAAACAGTTTAAAACTTTTGAAAATAGGAAATTACCTAAAATGTTTATACAGTTTTTGAAAGAAAAGTATGAAGATCATCATTGGAAAGAAGCTTACGATAAGTTTTTAGCTAATGATGATGAAGTTATACATATTATTATTTCAATTCATGATCAAGACACGATTGCTAATATTAGGCATTTTGTATACGATAATCTTGAAGGAGATCATCTAGAATCAGCGATGCGATACTTAACCGAAAGAGTTGATATTGCCGATTTATTAAACTTTAGTTATTAATATTTAATCTTTGCCCTCGGTCAGCGGTGCGTTGGTCGGGGGTTTTTTATGTCTATCATGTTCTATTAAATTATTAGTGTTATATAGTTATTTCTAAAATATTTTATTTTTATAAAAAAATTCTTAAAACTACTAATATCTTCAATAAAGTAATAGATCAATGCTGTATGTCTCTAAAATATAGTCTTTTTTGGTCTATTACTTTTTCTTAAATATATTACTTTTTAACCGACCTATTACTTTTTTACAGTTGTGAGCCAACAAGTGTGGCATACTATATAAAACAGAAAGGAAAAGTTTTTTCTTTTTATTATTTTATTTTTATATTAGAAATATATACTGTAACAACAAGGGTAATAACCGATGAAAGATTTAGAATATACAAGATTAGAACCTACTGATGATGGTAAAGCCTTAGTAGATACCGATGGTAAGATTTGGCAACCGTTAAACAATAAACAAAAACTATTTGTTAAAGAGTATTTAAAAGGTGAAAGTGCTACCCAATCAGCTATAAAAGCAGGCTATACTAAAAACCGTAATGCAGCCAAAAGACAAGGGAGCGTGTTACTAAATCATAACCCAGTAGTCCGAAACCACCTTATAGACCAATCGATTAAGTTGCAAGACAGGGCTCAGGTGAGCATGGATTCTCATCTTGCAGCACTATATGACTTAAGAGAAGAAGCCAAAGACACTGGTCAACTGTCTGCTGCCATCACAGCCGAGGTCCATCGTGGTAAAGCCGGTGGTCTATACGTCGATCGTCGAGAAGTCATCCAACAACAAATCCAATCTATGCCTAAAGAGGAAATCATCCAACGTCTTGAACAACTCGTCCAATCCAATTTCCCTAAAATAGTCGAAGCTCAAGTCGTCAAATCGTCTACTGACTAATCTTCAATCGTCAATCGTCTTTCGTCGCACAGACCATAAAAACAGGACGGATAAACTAGATAATAAACCGCTTTACTTTATTGCCGTTTTAAAGTTATAATACCCTATGTTAAATAAATGGGTTATTTAACAATAAACGAATTTTAAAAAGGAGTAACTATGAAAAAATTCGAAAAACCAAATGTCACTGTTCGATCTGCCGAGGGAGTGACCGCCTTTAAATTGACTTGTGAGACCATACCAAAAATGGCTCCACAGGCGATGCTTATACTTTGGGCGATTAGTCAATGTACCAATAAAACAGGTGTAGCATCTGTTGAAGATGTTGTTGACTTCTTACAAAAAGTTGACGATTTCAAAACCGTCCAGCCGGTGATTAAAGTAATAAGACATTACCAAAAAGCACTGGTCGAAAGATCATGTGTTGAGTTAATAGCTTAATTACATTTTAAGATTAAGGGATCTTCGGATCCCTTTTCTTTATCCAATCCAATCGTCCAATCGTCCAATCCTCCAATCATCTTTCGTCCAATCGTCCAACCAACCAAGGTCCAATATCCAATATCCTCGTCTATCGTCGCATCGCTACTCGTCGCTCGTCGTTCGTAACTCGTCCCTCGTCGCTTATTTATAGTTTATTACGCTTAAATATAAGCTTAAAATAAATAGTATTATTTACGCTTATACTCTTGACTATTAGTAAAATATCATTAATATAATAAGTATCTTTAATCAATTATATATATAGGAGGTAATATGAAAAAAGATAAACAAACTGTTAAACAAGCTATAGAGGCGGTAGACGCTAAAAAAGCTTTATTTAATAATGTTAAACAAACTGCCTTTAGAGGTTCTTCTAGTTCTACGTATGAGCTTATTAACCCTCAAGCTTATAGAGGTAGTTCTAGCCAAGTGTTAGCTATTATTAATTGTATGGTAGATATAGCTAACAAATCTAATAGCCCTATTATAGATAATGATACGCTATTAGAAACCTTAGCAAGTTGTGATAGCTTTAAAACTACACAACCTATTAGTAAGGTAGTAGCTCATTATAAAAAAGCTTTATCTGACTGCGGTGTTTATAAATTAGTGTAAACCGCTAAGCTTAATTAAGGGCAATTAATTTTGCCCTTTTTTATTTTTAAAACTGTAAGTTAGTACTTACTTACATACTAAAGACCGCTTGTATAAGGTTCATAGCGTTTAACCAATATAAGCTTAACTTATAACCACCCCCCACCCCCATAAACTACGCTTATAGGGACCGTCCCACCCACCCTCCCTTATTGGGCGGACTCAATGGTAGTAACTTTACGAATAAAATTTTACCTATTACCACTTTTGGAATATAATCGAAATTAGTAATTATTAAGGAGATAATATTATGACGAAAGTAAAGAGCAATAAACAACGTAAAAAAGCAGTAGCTCAAGCTGTATCAACAGTAAAAGCTGCTTCTACGACAAAGAAAAGAGCCAGAACAGCTAAAGGTCAATATATTGCTGATGACCCTTCTACACCTAATATTAATGAAGCTTATGTTCAAGAACCTAAAGAAAATAATTATTCTTTAGGTGATTACTTATTTGCTATTTTAATTTTAGGTGCTATTATAGGTTTTGTATACGTATCTAATATATAATTAAATTATGGCAGAAGTTTCACCAGAACTAATCAAATTAGCACAAAACATAAAACCACAAATTGAGTTAGAGCTTAAAAAACGTGGTATCCCCCTAATGGCTGATTTAAGTAATTCTCAAATGAATGAAATCATTAAAAAAGCTCCTGCCATGTCAAATCGTTTAGATGCTTTAATGCAACCCGTAGGCTCTACAGGTATAGAATCAATGATGATGAATGTAGTAGGTCCTGCTAAATTTACTAAATTATTTAAATTACCTACTAATTTATTAGATGATATATTACCTACTATGCAAAAAGTTTTTAAAGAATTTAATAAATTAACAGGTAAAGATAAAACTGAAGCAGCAGAATTTTTAAAACCTAAAATTGCTGATTTAACCACTAGAGCAAAAAGAACACAAACTATAGAAGATGCAGACCCTATGTTTACTGGCTCTGAGATTATAAATAAAAATGTTATAGCTTTAGAACAATTTGATGATATATTAAAAAACGTTCCAAAAGCAGCTACTATTAGAAAAACAAAACAACCTAACGTCGACCCTCAAATGGCTGAAACGGTTGGTAAAAGTTTTATGAAAAAAAGCGGTTTAGCTAACGGTGGTTTATTATCAGCTTTAGATAGAATAAAATCTAATACATAAAAATCATGGCTCATATAGAGCAATTACAAAACATTGACCTTTCTCATCTTAGCGAAAACGAAGCTAAAGAATATATTTTATTATTAGAAGAACTTGAACGTAGGCATAATAGAGAAGCAGCTACTTCAAATTTTTTAACTTTTGTAAAAACCCTATGGGATAGTTTTATAGAAGGTGAACATCATAAAAAGATGGCAAAAGTCTTTGATGATATAGCTGAAGGTAAAACTAAAAGAGTTATTGTTAATATGGCACCCCGTCATACTAAATCTGAGTTTGCTTCACATTATTTTCCGGCTTATTTATTAGGTAAAAAACCCGATCTAAAAATTATACAAGCAACTCATACCGCAGACCTTGCGGTTAATTTCGGTAGAAAAATTAGGGACTTAATTGATAGTGAAGAATATCAAAAATTATTTCCTGATACATCTCTAAAAGCAGATTCTAAATCAGCCGGTAAATGGAATACGTCTAAAGGCGGTGAATACTTTGCTGCTGGTGTTGGTGGTGCGTTAGCCGGTAGGGGAGCGGACTTATTTATTATTGATGACCCACATTCTGAACAAGACGCAATGTCAGAAAAAGCTTTAGATGATACTTATGAATGGTTTATGACAGGTCCTCGACAAAGGCTACAGCCCGGAGGAGCAATAGTTATTGTAATGACCCGTTGGTCAAAACGTGATTTAACAGGTAAATTAATTAAAAAGATGGCTACCGATGAAAACGCAGATCAATGGGAAATTATAGAGTTCCCTGCTATATTGCCTAGTGGTAATCCTTTATGGGGTAATTTTTGGTCGTTAGATGAATTAGAAAAAGTAAAAGCTAGTATATCCCCTAGTAAATGGTTTGCTAATTATATGCAACAACCTACTGGCGGTGAGATTGCTATTATTCCTAAAGAATGGTTTAAAATCTGGGAAAGTGAAGATGCACCTTATTGTGAATATATTATTCAATCTTTCGATACAGCTTTTTTGAAAAAAGAATCTGCTGACTTTACCGCAGTAACGACTTGGGGTATTTTTTATCCTAGTGGAAAAATAGGGGAAGAATATTACGATGGTAAACAAGCCCATATTATTTTGCTAGATGTCCTCCATGATCGGTTTGATTTTCCTGAATTAAAAGAAGCTGCAATAAAATATTATAAACAATGGCAACCTGATTCTGTAATTATAGAAGCTAAAGCAAGTGGCTTACCTTTAACACAAGAATTAAGGGCAGTAGGAATTCCTATTTTTAACTTTACACCTAGTCGAGGACAAGATAAAGTAGCAAGAGTAAATTCAATAAGTTCCATTTTAGCTGATGGTAAAGTTTGGGTTCCTCAAACAAACTGGGCTGAAGAACTTGTAGAAGAAGTCAATGACTTTCCTAGTGGAGAGCATGACGACTTAGTCGATAGTATGACTCAAGCCTTAATGAGATTTAGGCAAGGAGGGTTCTTAAGATTAAGTAATGATTGGGCGGATGAAGAGGAATCTTCATCGTTTAATAACAGAGTATATTATTAGGAGAATAAATATGCCAAGAAAAATGTCTAAAATGCGTGTAGGCGGCGGAGTTAAAAAATCCAAAATGAAATCCCGTGGTGGAGTTAAAAAATCCAAAATGAAATCACGTGGTGGAGTAAAGAGAAAAGTAGGACGTAAAAAAAGATAAAAAGTGCCTTACTTAATTTCTAACATCCCGCATTTTAAATGCTGGGTGCGAAAGGAATTTACAGCTAATCATCAAGATTACCATGGAGAATATCTTCATGCCCTTGCCATAGCGGTAAATACCATTCCTGACAGATCTTTATCTTTTCAAGTTGTTTTTACTGGTTGTGAGATAGAGTTAGACGATGAACAAGAAACAAGTGTTCATGGCGGTGCAATGTGGGCACGTATGCCTATACAAGCATTAGTTGCTGATATACCATTAGAACAATGGGGAGAACGTATGGAAAGTCATTTAGCACAACCTTGGGATTGCGAATCACGTGAACATAGTGTTGTAGTTATAGATAGAGTTAGTTCTAGCCCTTGGCAATGTAAAATTGGCAGTGAATTTTATACTGGTAAATATTTATTTACCGTAGATTATACTGGTAACGATATAGCTGATGATCCGGCTCAACATAAACAAAGTCATGTATTATATTTAACTGACGCAGGGAAGTGGACGGGTAATTTTGTAGCTTTACCTAATAACCGTGTTAGAGCAACAAGTCCTGCACTTTGGGTTACCGGAGAAGGTGCACCTGATTTTACTCCTTCACAATATTTAAATTCTGCAGAAGAACATGATAGTTATATGGATCCTGATATAACTTTTGATAACTTATATAATGATAAGGAGAAAAAATAATTATGGCTCATTATACTAAAGACCTTAACGAAATTATTAAAGGCTTAAAAAAAGCCAGTAGACTACACGCAGCACAAGCTAAAAAATTAGAAAAGATTAATAAAGATCAAAAAAGATTAAGTGTAGTAAAAGCACCAAAAAAGAAAAGAACACCTAAAAGAAAATAATGGCTATCGAAAAAGAAAACCTACAACAAGTTGAAACTGAAGGACCTCTAGAAATAGAGATTGATGAATCACAACAAGAAATACCACAAGACTTAGAAGTTTTAATTAAAGAAATAGGTGATCTTGACGTAGATGAGCTAAGCATGGAAAGTATTACTTTTGGTGATAATTTAGCAGAAAGTATTGAAGAAGATATTTTAAATACTTTATGTTCTTCGTTAAGCGACCATTATCAAGAAGATTATGATTCTAGAGAAGATTGGTATAACGCTTTTACTCAAGGTCTTGAACTATTAGGTATCAAATACGATCAAGAAAGAACACAACCTTTTCAAGGTGCAAGTGGTGTTCATCACCCATTATTAGCAGAAGCTGTTACTCAGTTCCAAGCTCAAGCTTATAAAGAATTATTACCTGCCGGTGGACCTGTAAATACGCAAGTAGTTGGTGATATGACTAACGAAATTGCTAAACAAGCCGAAAGAGTTCGTGAATTTATGAACTATCAAATAATGCACGTAATGGAAGAATACGATCCAGATATGGATCAATTATTATTTTATTTACCTTTATCTGGTAGTGCTTTCAAAAAAGTTTATTTCGACCCTGCTATGGCTAGGGCTTGTTCTAAATTTATTATGGCTGAAGATTTAGTTGTTCCTTATTATGCTACTGACTTAATGACTAGCCCTAGAGTAACTCACGTAATTAAAATGCCTTATAACGATTTACGTAAATTACAAGTAAATGGTTTTTATAAAAATGTTGAATTAAGTGACCCTGCTTACGAAGAAACAGAAGTGCAAGAAAAAATGGAGGAACTACAAGGTTTATCTGGAATTAATGAGGATGAAGAATATACTTTATTAGAAATGCACGTAAACCTAGATTTAGAAGGTTTTGAGGATGCAGATGAAGAAGGTAATCCTACAGGTATAGCCTTGCCTTATATAGTAACTTTTGTAAGTGAAACTAATACTATTTTATCTATACGTAAAAACTATAGAGAAGACGATCCTTTAAAACGTAAAATACAACATTTTGTACATTATAAATTTTTACCGGGATTAGGTTTTTACGGTTTTGGTTTAATCCACATGATAGGTGGATTAAGTCAATCAGCTACTTCTATTTTACGACAGCTTATTGACGCAGGTACATTATCAAATTTACCCGCAGGTTTTAAAGCTAGAGGTATGAATGTTAGTAAATTAGATGAACCGTTACAGCCGGGAGAGTTTAGAGATGTAGATATTCCGGGAGGAACATTAAGAGATGCTATTATGCCGCTACCTTATAAAGAACCTAGCGGAACATTAGCACAATTATTAGGTGTATTAGTTGATAGTGGAAGAAGGTTTGCTTCTATTGCTGATATGCAAGTTGGTGATAGTAATCAACAAGCACCAGTAGGCACAACGATAGCGTTATTAGAACGTGGTTCTAAAGTTATGTCTGCTATACATAAACGTTTACATTATGCACAAAAATTAGAATTTAAAATTTTAGCTAGAGTATTTAGCGAAAGTATTCCTGAAGAATATCCTTTTGATGTAGCAGGTGCTTCAAGAAGTGTTTTTATACAAGACTTCGATAGAAAAGTTGATGTAATACCTGTAAGTGATCCTAATATATTTTCTACTTCACAAAGAATTACAATGGCTCAAACACAGCTACAATTAGCACAAAGTGCTCCCGGAATACATAATTTACGGGAAGCTTATAAAAATATGTATATAGCTTTAGATGTAAAAAACTTAGATGATATATTAAAACCAGAAGCACAACAGTTTCCTAAAGACCCTATAACTGAAAACCAAGAAGCTATGATGGGTACACCTCTAAAAGCTTTCTTAGAACAAGATCATGATGCACATATTGCTGCACATACTGCCTTTTTACAAAACCCTAACGTTCAAGCTAATCAACAAGTAGTTGCTGCTTTACAAGCACATATACAAGAACACTTCGCATTGAAATATAGATTAGAAGTTGCTCAATTATTAGCACAACAAGGTATAGAATTACCTCCTGAAGGTCAACCATTACCTATGGAAGTGCAAAATGCCATAGCACAACAAGCGGTTCAAGCCACACAACAAGTAACAGGTAAAGATCAAGCTATAAGACAGGCACAATTAAATGCACAAGTAGACCCACAAATGCAAATGTTCCAAGCACAAATGCAATTAGAACAAGCAAAACTACAATTACGACAAGCTGAATCACAATTAAGAGCACAAACTGAGATAGAAAGAGCTAATATTCAAGCTGAAACCGACGAAAAACGTATCGAATCAGAAGAAAAACGACAAGATGCACGTTTAGCTGTCAATTTACAGCAAGATTTAATAGAAAAAGAAGAACAAAGTTTAAAAGATATAGTAGAATTAGCAAAAGAAGCTCAACAAGCTAGAAATTTACCAGAAAATAACTAAAAAGGAGTAAAAATGGCAAAGAAACCAATACCAGAAGGTAAAAAAGGAGCCGGTTTACGCAAATTACCCGTAGGTGTAAGGAATAAAATGGGTTTTATGCGTCAAGGTGGTCCAGTAAACGTTGGAGTTAGAGAAGTTAAGGCTATTTTAACAAAAACTAAAGGTACCGGTAAAGCTACGCAAGGTATAATGTTCCACAAACAACCGGATTAGTGGAATATATTGATATTGTTCGTAAATTCTTAAAATTAATTAGAGAAAGGGACGAACAATTGACTGAAACGCTCAAATCGGGGTCAATACAGGATCATGAGCAGTATCAAAGGATTGTAGGCGAACTTTCAGGTCTAAGTTTCGCTGAATTTACTATTAAAGACCTGCTAGAAAATAAGGACGATATAGATGACTAATAAAATACCGGATCAAGTATTAAATTTCAAAAACAGAACTAATAAAACCGTCGAAGAAGACGATAAAAAAGGTATTACTACTCCAGAAGATTGCGAAAGAGAAGTAGAAAAACTTCCTAAGCCCACAGGCTATAGATTACTAATTTTGCCCTACACCATTGCTAAAAAGACAAAAGGTGGTATAGTATTAGCAAAAGAAACGGTTGAAAGAGAAAGACTGTCTACTAACGTGGGGTATGTAGTTGATCTCGGACCTGACGCTTACACCGATCCTGATAAGTATCCTTGTGGGGCTTGGTGCAAAAAAGGCGACTGGATTATCTTTGGTAGATATGCCGGAGCTAGAATCAAAATTGACGGTGGCGAAATGCGATTGTTAAATGATGATGAAGTTTTAGCTGTTATTAAAGATCCTGAAAACGTTGTCCACCACGCATAGGAAAAAACATGGCAGAACCAAAATTAACTGTCGAAGTCGAAGATAAAGATGTAGACATCCGTGAAGCAGATGTTATTAACGAAGAACAACAACATAATTCTGTTGAGTTTGAAGTTGGTAAAGACTCTGTAAAAGAAGTAGAACCTCAAGAAGAACAAGTAGCAGAAGCAAAGTCTGAAGACGAGCTTGAGGATTATAGTGAAGGTGTTAAAAAACGTATAAGTCAACTGACTTATAAAATGAGAGAAGCAGAAAGACAGAAAGAAGAGGCTGTTAAATATGCAGAAAACATTTTAAAAGAAAATAACACTTTAAAAAGTAATTTAAAAAATTCTGACGCAACACTAGTCAATGAAGCAGAAAGTCGTGTACAATCACAATTAGAACAAGCTAAAAAGCAATATAAGTTAGCTTATGAAAATGGTGATGCAGATGCAATGGCTACTGCAAACGCTGATATAGGTAAACTTAGTGCTGAGGCACAAAGCCTATCGCAGGTTAAAAAACGATTGGACTCTGAGCCAGAAGCTGAAGAAATTACAGAGATACCAAATTTAAATGCTGAAACAGAACAAGCACAACAACCACCCCCAGACCCACGAGCTCAAGAATGGGCTGCAAAACATGAATGGTTTGGTAGGGACAGTGTTATGACTTACGCTGTATTTGGTATTCACAAAGATTTATATGATTTAGGTTATGACCTACAATCAGATCAGTATTACGAGGAAATAGATAAAAGAATGAAAGAATCTTTTCCTCACAAGTTTTCGTCAGACAGCTCTGATGCAAATGTAAACGTAAAGCCCACAGTAGCTGCTCCTACAAGATCAGCTAACAAAGCTTCACGCAAGGTTAGGTTGACCCCTTCTCAAGTAGCTATTGCTAAAAGATTAGGTGTCCCCCTAGAAGAATATGCTAAACACGTTAAAGAAGGAGTATAATTATGTCAGATCGCACTCCACGAACTGCTGAAACTCGAGAAAAAACTTCTCGCAGAAAACCATGGACACCCCCATCTACTTTGGAGGCTCCTCCCGCACCTGAAGGTTATAAACATCGTTGGCTTAGAGAGTCTTTACTCGGACAAGAGGATAAGACTAATATGAGTAAACGTATACGTGAAGGTTGGGAACCAGTGAGATCCGAAGATCATCCTGATTTTGTTGCACCTACTATTGAAGGTGGAAGGAATGATGGAGTTATTGGTGTAGGTGGATTGGTTTTAGCAAAAATACCAGAAGAAACTGCTGATGAACGTAATGCTTATTATAGAGGTGTTGCGGAAAATCAAATGGAAGCTCTTGAAACAAACTTGATGAGAGAAAGTAATGATCTTATGCCTATCGAAAAACCGAAGGTATCAAGTAAAGTTACTTTTGGATCTGGTGGTTTGAAGAAAGGGTAAAATTAATTAATAAAAATATGGTGATATATTATGGCAAACGTAAATGATCCTGATGGATTCACTCCTGCCTTTCATCTAAGCGGTGGCACTATTAGACCTTCTGAATTTAAAATTGAAAGTGGAGCTTCAGGAGATATTTTCTCCGGTGATGTAGTTAAACTTACAAGTGGTTATGTTCTTCAGGGTGGTGCAACAGATGCCCCTTTAGGTGTATTTTATGGAGCTGAATACCAAGATACAAGTGGTGAAGTACAATTCGTAAGAAGATTTGTATCAGGTACTACTACACTAGGTTCTGCGGATATTAAAGCATATGTATATACTGATCCAGATATTGTGTATGAAGCACAATACACTGGAACACCAACTCAAGCTGATGTTGGTAAAGTACATACTATCTCTACTACTGCAGGTGATTCTAACAACGGACGTTCGAAGGAAGGAGTAACGACTACCACAGCTAGTGGAATTGCTAAGCAAGTAGGGTTTGTAGAAAAGCCCGGAAATAGCATAGGACAATTCGCTAGAGGGTATTTTGTATTCCCAGCTTCAACGTTTGGTAACGACTAAAAGGTGATTAATTATGGCAATTAACAGAGCACAATTAGTAAAAGAACTCGAGCCGGGATTGAACGCACTTTTTGGTTTAGAGTACAATCGTTATGAAAACGAGCACGAAGAAATCTTTGATACAGAAACTTCTGAAAGAGCTTTTGAAGAAGAAGTGATGTTATCAGGATTTGGTGAAGCACCGGTGAAAGGTGAGGGTGCCTCAGTCAGTTATGACTACGCACAAGAAACTTTCACTGCTAGATATTCACACGAAACCGTAGCTTTAGCTTTCTCACTTACTGAAGAAGCTATAGAGGATAACCTCTATGATACTTTGTCTTCAAGATATACTCGAGCATTAGCCCGATCAATGTCTCAGACAAAGCAAATCAAAGCTGCTAACGTGTTAAATAATGCTTTCTCAACTTCCTTCCCCGGAGGAGACGGAAAGCCTCTTTTGACTACTGACCATCCTACTTTAACAGCAGGTGATCAATCAAATGAGCCTAGCACCGCTGCTGATCTAAATGAAACTTCTCTTGAAAATGCAATGATAGACATCTCTGCATTTAAGGATGAAAGAGGTTTAAAAGTGAACGTTCAAGCTAGAAAGCTTATCGTTCCACCACAATTACAATTTGTGGCTGATAGACTTCTTAATACTCCTAATAGAGTAGCAACATCTGATAACGATATCAATGCTTTAAGAAATATGGGTATGCTTCCAGAAGGATACACAGTAAATCATTTCTTAACAGACACTGATGCATTCTTTATCAAAACTGACTCTCCAAACGGAATGAAACACTTTGTAAGAAGTGGAATCAAAACCGGTATGGAAGGTGACTTCGAAACAGGAAACGTAAGATACAAAGCAAGAGAAAGATATTCTTTCGGCTTTAGTGACTGGCGTGGAATGTACGGTTCACCCGGAGCTTAAGTTTCATAAGTCTAATTAAGGGAGCTTCGGCTCCCTTTCTTTTTTAGGACATATAACATACAATAAATTAAACCGAGATTAATTGTTGTTTCAACTGGCTCGGCAGACTATCTCCATAGATGAAACAACGTATTTAGTTAAAGGAGTTAAAATGGCTAAATCAACATTCTCAGGTCCTGTTAGATCTATTTCTGGATTTATTACCGCAGGTAATACTTCAGTAGTAAGTTTAACAGCAGACACAACATTAACCGTAGACAGTCATGCAGGACGCATACTTACTTGTAATGATGCTGATGGTAAATTTACTTTACCTTCAATCGTTACTACTGCACCTAGTGACCCTACAGACCCTAATTCATTAAATAATTTGGGTGCTTCATTTACTTTTGTTATAGAAACTGCAGCTACAGACTTAGATATCAAAACTGACGGAACAGATAAGTTCGTTGGTGGATTATATATGGGTAAAAGTGACGCAGCAGGTAAAACATTCTTTTCAGGTGCTAGTAATGATGTTATCACATTAAACGGTACTACTAAAGGTGGCATAGTTGGTACTGTTATTAAAGTAACCGCCATTGGTGCAGCCAAGTACGCAGTAGAGGGTATTAACCTTGCTTCTGGTACTGTGGTTACTCCATTCGCAGACGCTTAATTATAGGAGCTTAATATGGCAGACGCAGTAACATCAACTACATTAACAGATAACGATAGATTATTTGTGGTTCAACTTACTAATACCTCTGATGGAACAGGGGAGTCTGCTGTAACCAAAGTAGATGTAAGTGGTTTGGCTACTAGAAGTTCAGACGGTGCAGCTTGCACTGGAGTAAGGTTAGCTAAAATTGTTTACTCTACTTTTGGTATGAGTGTAAGATTATTGTGGCATGCAACAACTAATACTATTTGTTGGGATTTAAATTCTGATAATACACAAGACGAAGATTTTACTGAGTTTGGTGGTATTAGAAATACTGCTGCTGCTTCTGGAAAAACAGGAGACATAAAATTAACCACCACTGGTGCTAGTAGTGGTGACACCTATGTTGCTGTTTTAACTTGTTTCAAAGATTTTGATTAATGGCAACTTCTGGAACAAGAGTATTTGCACTTAATACAGCAGATGTAATTGAAGAGGCATACGAATTAGCAGGATTAGAAGTTCGTACTGGTTACGACGCTAATTCTGCTAGACGTTGTCTTAACATCATGTTTGCTGACTGGTCTAATAGAGGAGTACAACTTTGGGAAGTAGAACAGGTTACTACAAATCTTGTTAAAGACACAGCAAACTATTCTTTAAATGCATCCGATATAGATATTTTAGATGCTGTAATTAGAAGAACATCTGGAGGAACTACTAATGATTTACAGATGGAAAGAATCGATAGATCAGAGTATTTCAATATACCTGTAAAATCATCTACAGGTAGACCTTCACAATTTTATGTAGAACGAACTTTAACACCATCTATTTATTTATACCCTACACCAGAAAACTCTACTGATCAATTAATCACCTATAGATGGAAAAGAATAGAGGATATAAATGACTCTAAAAATGATCAAGATTTGCCTTCAAGATTTATACCTTGTATGGTGAGCGGTTTAGCCTATTATATTTCTGTTAAAAAGAACCCTCAAAAATCTATGATGTTAAAACAGATGTATGAGGAAGAATTTAATAGAGCTTATGAATCTGATAGGGATAGATCTAGTTTAAGATTAGTTCCTTTTAGACAATCAATATGAGCTACGCTAAAGGTAAGTATGCTTACGGAATATGCGATAGATCAGGTTTAAGATATAAGTATAATGATTTAAAAAAGACTTGGGACGGTTTAAAGGTAGGACCTGATCAATATGAACCTAAACACCCACAATTACAACCAAATAGAGTTTTTGTAGATCCTGAGGCTTTATATCAGTCTAGACCAGACATAGATAAAGAAGTAAACGTTGGTATTGTTAGAACAACAAGTAGCAACCCACAATATAATACTACTGACGATTTCATAGGTGGCAGTTTTAATTTACTGTCAGCTTTAGGCGGTGTTGGAGAAATTACTGTATCTGGTGTTTCATCGTCAACACCATCTCCTTCTCCAACACCTTCGCCTACACCAGCACCAACACCATCGCCCTCGATAACTACATATACTGTAACTGTGGCTGCTTATTATGGGGCAAATTATTTTTACGTTGATGGTAGCAGAGCTCCTACATTAAATTTTACAGAAGGACAAACTTATAAGTTTGATCAATCAGACAGCACTAATAACAATCACCCTTTGAGGTTTTCAATAACCTCTAATGGAACTCATGCAGGTGGAGTAGAATACACTACAGGGGTGACAACTAATGGAGTTCCCGGTGAGTCTGGTGCGTATACACAAATAGAGGTTGCTTCAGGGGCACCAACATTGTATTATTATTGTACTAACCATTCAGGGATGGGGGGTCAAATTAACACATGAGTTATACATATTCAGAACTTAAAACTGCTGTGCAGGATTATATGCAAAACGATGAAACTGCATTTGTTAATAATTTAAATAATTTTATTGAAAATGCAGAAGATAGAATACTCAAATTAGTAGAAACAGCTAATTTTAGAAAAAACGTAGAGGGTCAACTTAGTGCTAATTCACCTTATTTGACTACACCTGATGATTTTTTAGCCCCTTATTCTTTAGCAGTAAAAAACTCTAGTGGTGATTTTAGTTACTTAAAATATAAACACGTTACTTTTATAAGAGATTACTGTGCTTCACCCAGCACAACGGGGTCTCCATTATATTATGCACTTTTTGATGATAATACATTTATTATAGCTCCTGTACCAACATCTGATTTAGATGTAGAACTACATTATTTGTATAAACCTAATTCACTAACACAAGCAGGAGATAATGGAACAACTTGGGTTTCTAAAAATGCTCCAGAAACTATCCTCTATGGAACATTGGTAGAGGCTTGTGTGTTTATGAAAAATTATGAAATAATTCCTGTTTATGAGCAAAGGTTTATTCAATCATTAGATAGACTAAAAAATATGAGTGAAGGCAGAGCTACTAGACAAGAATATAGATATGATCAATTAAGGAGAGAACCGACATAATGGCGATAAAAAAGAAAAGTAAAAAGAAAGCAACTAAAAAGAAAAAAGGTGCTACACCAACTAATCCAGCTTTGTATGCTAGGGTAAAGGCTGAGGCTAAAAGAAAATTTAAAGTCTACCCTTCTGCATATGCAAATGGATGGTTAGTTAGAACTTATAAAAAACGTGGTGGTGGGTATAGGTAATGCCTATTAGAAGAAGTAGTATAAAAAAGTCTGTAACTAAAGGAAAAAGGAAAAAGCGTAAAGATCCTAAAGTAGGCACAGGTAAAAAGCCTAAAGGTAGTGGCAGACGTTTATATACAGATGAGAACCCTAAAGACACTGTTAGAATAAAATTTGCTACAACTGCAGACGCTAGAGCAACTGTAGCAAAAGTTAAAAAAGTTAAAAAACCATTTGCTAGAAAAATACAAATATTAACTGTTGGTGAGCAAAGAGCTAAAGTGATGGGTAAATCCGCAGTGGCAAGTATTTTTAAAAAAGGTAAAGAAAGTATAAGAAGATCTAGGAAAAAGAAAAATGGCTAGAAAAGGCTTATGGGCTAATATACAGGCTAAACGTAAACGTATAAAAGCAGGTTCTGGAGAACGTATGCGTAAAAAAGGTGCAAAAGGTGCACCTACAGCAGCACAAATGAAAAAAGCTAAACAAGGTACTAAACGCAAAAGAAAAATAAGAGGTAGACGTGGCTAAACCTAAAGGTGGATTGACAGCATGGTTTGGAAAAGGACCTAAGGGTGATTGGGTAGACATTGGTGCACCTAAAAAGAAAGGTAAATTTCAAAAATGTGGTCGTAAATCCGCAAAAGGTAGTAGTAAAAGAAAATATCCCAAATGTGTTCCCAGATCAAAAGCCCGCAGTATGACAGAATCACAAAGACGTAGTGCAGTTAGAAGAAAAAGAGCTGCAGGTAATCCCGGAGGAAAACCTACTAATGTAAGAACTTTTGCTAAAAAAGCTAAAGGCGGACAAATTAAAAAGAAAATCGCTAGAGGATGCGGTGCAGTAATGTCTAATAGGAGAAAAGTTACTAAGTATTATTAGAAAAGGAGAAAAAATGACAGACGATAATCTAAAAGGCAAGAATATTGCTATTGTTGCTATGGGTGAAAGTCAACTTGACTTTCATTTAAGTTTAATTCATTCTAAAGTTTACGACGAAGTTTGGGGGATAAACTGTATGGGGGCTATTACTAAATGCGATAGAGTATTTATGTTAGATCCAGTTAGTAGATTTATGGACACAGACGATGCAGGAACACAAACAGATATTATGCGAAGATGGCTTCCAGTAGCAGACTGCCCTATATATACTTGTGAGCTTGACGAAAGATGTCCTAGTGCTGTTGTTTATCCCTTAGAAGAGATTGTAAGGTATGCAGACTGTGCCTATTTAAATAATACTGTGCCTTATGCTTTTGCTTTTGCTTTGTATAATGAAGTAGACACTATAAATTTATTTGGTATAGATTTTAGTTATAAAGGTAATTTGCACTTTGCAGAGTCCGGTAAAGCTTGTTGTGAGTTTTGGCTATCTAAATGCATAGAAAGAGGTATAACAGTTAAAGTAGGTGCTAGATCAGGATTATTAGATACAGATGTGCCTATAGAATCAAGAGTTTATGGATACCATAGACTTGAAGACCCTGATATAATGGTTCTAGATGATGCTAAAACTTATCATCAAATGAAATTATCTAAATATAAAAAACTATTACATGAAGAACAATTAAAAAATATTACAGAAATAAGAACTGTAATTGATGCACCGCCCGAGGCAAAGAGGTATTAATGTTAGACGATAAAGTAGATTCGTTTTTAGGATCAATAGAGGTTCAAACAGAAACTAATAAAGGACACGACCCTGAATGGTGGGCAGAACAGGCAACTAACAGAATCTGTGGTATATCAGAAAATGCAGCTCCACATATTAGACAACAAGCCGAAGCATACAAACTAGCGATTTATAATACAATCCTGTATTATATTAAAAGTGCTATTAGCAGTGATCGTTGTACGATTTCGAATATACTAAATGCACAAGGACATGAAAATTTAGCTAAAATTTTAAAGGAGCTTTAATATGGCAATTTCATCAACATTAACAACTAGTTTTAAAAAAGAATTACTAGAGGCTGTGCATAACTTTAGTGCTTCTGGTGGAAATTCTTTTAAATTAGCTTTATACACATCAAGTGCTACACTTGGTGCAACCACAACAGCATTCACTACCACAGGACAATCAAGTGGAACTAATTATACTTCTGGCGGAGCAGCATTAACAAATATAGCTCCAACTAGTTCTGGTACTACTGGTTTTTGTGATTTTAGTGATTTAACTTTTGGCACAGCTACTGTTACAGCTAGAGGTTGTATGATTTATAACGACACTAATAGTGATAAATCAGTCGCTACCATAGATTTTGGTGGGGATAAAACATCAACAGCAGGAGACTTTACTATAGTTTTTCCAGCTGCAGCTGCATCAACTGCTATTATAAGAATAGCTTAGTTTTAGCCTAATATGGCTATTATAAACGGTTGGGGTCGAGGCACATGGGGCGAGGGTGCTTGGGGCGAAGCTTTACCTTTTACTTTAACAGCACCTAATGCAGCAACATCGGCATTAGGAACTGTTACTATTGATGCAGAAGCAAACTTCACTCTTACAGGATTAAGCGTAACAGCAGTCAATGGTGGTGTAGCGGTAGATGCACCGGGAGTAGTGGGAGTCAATGGTTTAGCAGGAGTTTCTGCTTTAGGAACTGTTATTACACCATCAACCAATGTTTTAACCATCTCAGGATTAGCTGGCACCTCAGCACTAGGTACTGCAACCACTGATGCAGAGGCTAATGCAAGTCTTTCAGGTTTTGCAGCTACAAGTGGTCTTGGTGCTCCAACTATTATAGCTAAAGCTAATCAAACTCCTACAGGACAGGGTGCTACATCAGCACTTGGTACTGCAAGCACCAAAACTGATAATAGGTTTGTTATCAATGTATTTGGTAATACTGTTGGATTGGTTGGAGACCCAACCTTTAATTGTAAAGCTAATGTTACAATTACAGGTGTATCAGCTACAGCAGAGGTTGGAAACGCTTTTAAATGGCAAGAAGTAGATGATTCACAAACTCCTAATTGGAAAGAAATAGCAGCTTAATGCTATATAATTGATTAAATATGATTTAACATATAAAAGAGGTTTAAATTATGGCAACTTACGTAAATAATCTAAGACTAAAAGAAATAGCAACAGGTGACGAAAGCGGAACTTGGGGTACTTCTACAAACACTAATTTAGAGCTGATAGGAGAAGCTTTAGGTGTTGGTACAGAAGCCATTACTACTAACGCAGATACACATACCACAACCGTAGCAGACGGTAGCTCTGATGCAGGTAGAGCTTTTTATTTAAAATACACAGGTACTTTAGATTCAGCTTGTACGATTACTATTGCACCTAATACTATGAAGCGAGTTCAAATTATTGAAAACGCAACAAGTGGATCTCAAAACATAATTATATCGCAAGGCTCTGGTGCTAATGTAACTATCGCTCCTGGAAAAGTAGCGGTAGTTCAATTAGATGGAGCAGGATCTGGGGCAGCAGTTTTAGATGCACTTACAGATCTAGCTGTCACAGACAGCTTATCAATCAACGGAACTACGTTAACTATTGGTGATGCAACAGCCGAAGACACTAAAATAGTTTTTGATGGTAATGCACAAGATTTTTATATAGGTCTTGATGATAGTGCTGATGATCTTGTAATAGGTCTTGGCTCAACAGTTGGTACAACACCAGCTATCTCAGTAGATGAAAACCAAAATGTGACTATGCCACAAATAGTGACAGCATCTACTTCAGCTAATATAACTCAAGTAGCTTTAACAGATGGTACAGTTTCATGGGATGCAAAAGCCGCTGCTAATGCTTTCTTATTATTAGAAGAAAACTCTACAATATCTGCACCAAGTAATGCAGTAGAGGGAGCTATTATTAGTATTGAGGTAGCACAACATGCTACGAGCGGTCCATATACTTTAGCTTGGAATGCAATATTTGAATTTGTTGGGGATGTGACTCCAACACAGACCGCTACAGATGCTAAGACTGATATATACGCTTTTAGATACAATGGTTCAAAATGGCAAAACATTGGTATTAGTCAAAACCTAACACAAAGCTAACATGGAAACCCTACAGAGAACTGCTAATCGAGGAAGTGTCTCTACTGGGTATGATATTGATTTTTCATGTAAGTTTGAAGCAGACAATCAAGAAGAACTTTTAAGAACACCTAGCTCTGCTGGTAATAGACAAACTTGGACTGTAAGTATGTGGTTTAAGTTTACAGAACTTGGCATAAATCAAATGTTATTTGGTTCCTCAGATACTTATATGTATTTAGGGAATGACGATAAAATGTATATAAACTATCGTGGTGCTGGTACAAACTTCTTTTTAGCCACCAATAGAGTATTTAGAGATACTGCCGCCTTTTATCATTTTGTAGTTGTATGTGATGCAACCAATGGAACTGCCGCAGATAGAGGTAGGTTTTATGTCAATGGTGTAAGAGAGACAGATTATCAATTAAATACTTATGAAAATATGGACAGTGGTGATAGCACACATTGGAATAATACTGTTGCACAATCAATAGGTGGGCAAAATGGTTCAACCACTTTTCAGTCTTGTGGCTACATGGCAGAAGTTCATTCAGTTGATGGCTCTGCATTAACCTCTGATAGTTTTGGCGAGTTTGATAGTGATACTGGTATTTGGATTCCTAAAGCATATTCAGGCTCTTATGGAACTAATGGCTTCTATTTAGATTTTGCAGATGCTTCAGACTTAGGTGATGATGAAAGTGGTAATGGCAATGACTTTGCAGAAACAAACCTCACAGCCGCAGATCAAGCGACTGATTCTCCGACCAATAATTTTGCAACTTTCAATGCACTTCAGCCTTTACAAGCAAGTGGATATATAAGTGAAGGTGCTACAAAGTTTTATACTGGTTCTAATTGGCAAACAGCAGTTTCATCTATAGCAGTATCAAGTGGTAAATGGTATGCAGAATTTTATCCTAATTCAAGCACAACTATTGTAGGATTTGTTGATGTTGAAGATGCTTATATACCACAAAACCATACTGGTTATTATTTAGGCTATGCAGGTGGCAATCAAAATAGGTCTGTAGGTATGCAAGGTAGTAATGGTGTAATTATGAACGATAATAATTCAGCGACTGGTGCTGGATTTGTAGGTGGCAATATTGTTTCTCTTGCTTTAGATATGGACAATAGGAAAGCATATTGGGCGGTAAATGGCACTTATGTTAATTCAGGCGATCCTGCTAATGGAACTAATGGTGTTACTTGGGCGACATCTTCAACTCTTGGTGATCTTTGGACTGATGTTATAACTATGGGTGTAACTGGCTATACAAATATTATTTGGTTAGGTAACTTTGGTGGCTTTACCACTATGCCTATATCAAGTGGTAATGCGGATGGCAATGGATATGGCAATTTTGAATATGCACCACCATCAGGCTTCTATTCAATCTGCTCAAAAAATTTAGCGGAGTTTGGATAATGGCTTATACAAATATAGACGATCCATCAGCAAATTTTCAGACTAAGACATATTCAGGTAATAGCACTGATGATACAGCAATAACCAATGATGGTAATAGTAATCTACAGCCTGATTTTGTTTGGTTTAAAAGAAGAAATAGTGCTACCAATCACATACTGCAAGATTCTAATAGAGGTGTTACAAAAAACTTAGAAAGTGATAACACTGCTGCTGAATATACTGCAACAAGCAGAATAAAATCTTTTGATACAGATGGTGTTACTTTAGGCACTAGTGTAGGTGTAAATGGTAGTGGCTATACATATGTAGCATGGCAATGGAAAGCCAATGGTGGAACAACCTCAAGCAATACAGATGGAAATATTACTTCTACTGTCCAAGCTAACACAGATGCAGGATTTAGTATTATTACTTATACAGGTAATGGTAGTAATAACCAAACAATAGGACATGGATTAGGTGTTAAACCTACTTGGTGGATTGTAAAAAGACGAGAGGCAGTTGCTAGTTGGAACGTAGGCTCTAGTTTGGGTCCTTGGGGTGGTACTAGCAACTATATGCTTTTAAATGGAACTCAAGCTAATAGTGAAGTTAATAATATTTGGGGAGATTCTGCACCAAACTCAACCATTATTAGAGTTTCAGATGACGCATCCTTAAACGCAAGTAGTGGTACTTATGTTGCTTATGTATTTGCAAACAAACAGGGTTTTCAAAAATGTGGCTTTTACACAGGCAACGGAGATGCAAATGGTACATTCGTTTATACAGGTTTCAAACCTGCTTTTGTTATGATAAAGAGAAATGATGCGTCTAATAATTGGTTAATTTATGACCATAAAAGGTCAGGTTATAATCCTAAACAAGACAAACTTTATCCCGATAGTTCTTCGGCAGAAGATGCTTCAACAACTTCGGTAGATTTATTGTCTAATGGATTTAAGTTAAGAGCTTCAAGTGCATCACAAAACGCAAGTGGCGGAACATATTTTTATGCTGCATTTGCAGAAAATCCATTCGTAACATCAACAGGTATACCAACTACAGCTAGGTAAAATAATTAATTTGAGGTAATATAAAATTATGTGGGCATTAGTAGAAGATAGTAAAATAAGTAAGGTTTATAATAAACCTACACAATTAACCATAGGGGATATTAAATACCCTAGCAATATTCATAGTCTTTGGTCAGAAGCAGAGCTAAAAGCCATAGGTATTTATGAAGTTATAATAGATAATACAAATTATAAAGACCCTAAATATTACATCAATACAAATCAAGAGTTTGCATTTGGTAGTAATAAAGTAACAGCATCTTATGGTACTGCAACAGCAAGAGATTTAGACACTTTGAAAACAGATCATTGTCAAACAATAGATAATGAAGCTTATGGTTTATTACAACCTAATGATTGGATGGTTGTTAGAAATGCAGAAAGTTCTAAAGCTATACCTTCAGATTGGCTAGACTATAGAGTAGCAGTAAGAACAGCGGCAACTGACATGAAAACAAAAATAAATGCAGTCTCAACTGTAGATGCTTTAGCTGATCTTTATAAATATAATGATGCTACACCACCAGTAAGACCACTTGGTGAGTTTCCAACAGAACCAACTTCATAGGAGTAAAATATGTTAGATTTAACTTTAAAATTAATACAATTAGCACCTTGGGTAATATCAGGTGCATCACTTATTTGTGCTTTAACACCCACACCAAAAGACGACCAAATGCTTGCAAAGGTGTATTGGCTTATTGACTGGTGTGCAATTAATGTAGGTAAAGCAAAAGATAAATAATGTCTGAAGTAAAGCAGGCATTAAATAAAATAGCTACACATGAAAAAGAGTGTAGTTTACGTTATCAAAACATAGAACAAAGGTTAGAGTCTGGAGCTAAACGTTTTGATAAATTAGAAAACATGATATGGGGTGTTTATCCTTTTATTGTTATAAGTGTAGTTTTAGCTAAGTTTTTATAATGGACGAGCATAGAAGTAGATTTTCTGGAGATATGGACCGTAATGAGGTTGAGATGGATCTCAATAAGTTTATGGCTATGATTGAAGAAATATCACAACTGAAAGATAAGATTAGGGATCTTGAAGATGAAACAACAAGAAACCCTCATCAAAAATGGATTCACTTAGCTCAAGCTGTTGACTCTTGGAGAATATTTCCAAGGGCTTTTTTAACTGTATATATTATTCTTTTATATACAACGGTTATGTGGTTTATGGGTTTAGAAGAACCTAATTTTGAACAATCAGGATTAATTTCTGTAGTCGTTGGAGCAGGAGCTGCATGGTTTGGTTTATATGCTGGAACAAGTGGAGCAAGCAAAAGTTTTAAAGGCGAAGATAAGTGAAAAACGACGACCAAAGAAAGCATGACAATATGCTTGCTTGGGCGGCAATAATGTTTTGTATTACATTAGTAGCAGGAATATCTATACAAGTAAATGCTCAATCTTCTCAACAATCTGGTACAGCTTGTGTAAACGGTACACAATATTGTGAAAACAGCAATGTTTACACTACAAATCAGACGACCACAAATAATACAAACAGCAACACTAACACTAACACAAACACAAACAACACCACCACGAACAATACTAATGTTTCAACGAACACAAATGTTTCTACGAATACAAATACTTCGTCAAATACAAATGTAAATACAAATCAAAACACAAATGTAAACACAAATGTAAACACCTCGACAAGCACTGCCACCTCGAATAATACAAACACAAACATCAATACATCTACTTCAACCAGTAATGTAAATTCAACAGTAAATCAAACTGTAAATAATACGAATGTAAATACATCAACTAGCACTTCTGACAATACGAACAGAAATATTAATGAATCTACTTCGCAATCAAACGTACAGACTAATAATGTAAATCAAAATAATAATAATACTAAGTCTGACAATACGAACCGAAACATTAATGAATCAAAATCAGTTCAGACAATCAATCAAAATGTAAAATCAGAAGCACCACCTGCATCAGCTATAGCTCCTTCTATAATGAGTTATAGTCAAGATTTATGTACAACTGGCTTAAGCGGTGCTTTTCAAGGGCAAGTATTTGGTCTATCTGGTGGTAAGTCTGTAAGGGACATGAATTGTGAAAGATTAAAACTAAGTAAATATCTTTATGATATGGGAATGAAAGTAGCCTCAGTTAGTTTATTGTGTCAAGACGAAAGAGTGTTTAAAGCTATGTGGAGTGCTGGAACACCTTGCCCCTATAACGGTAAGATAGGTGAAGAAGCTAGAAGTTTATGGGCTAAAAACCCTAACAAAAGACCAGATAAAAAAGATATTGAAGCAGAGTTTGTTGCAGAGTGCACAAAGGAAAATAACCCTAAAAGAGATAAGATAAATAAAGATGTTGTTGGAGCAGTTAAAGTTATTTATACAAGAAAAACAAAATCTAAAAAACAATGCAAAAAAGAATTATATGGGGGCTAGTTCTTCTATCCTGCAATCTTCCCAGTCAATACATATACGAAGCTAATCAAGATTTATTTCAGTTACAGAAAAATGCTAATAACTTTGAAGGTGAATTAGCTTACTCTGTGGGTGATGATCAATTATCTACTTCAATAGATCTAACTTTTAATTTTACATTTTACGGTCAAACTTTTGATAAAGCTCGCATGGCAACTAATGGTTGTTTACATTTTGGTTTAGGAACAGGTAACGTGAATTATAATAATTATTGTGGTGATTACACACCTGACCCGATAGGTTCTCAATATACCTATACTATGTTTCCTTTTTGGACTGATCTTATTAGAGATAGTAATTCTCGTATGAAGTCTTGGGGGGATAATACGAAGATGATATTCGGTTGGTATGACATGAGAGAATATAACCGTAACTCTGATAATAGTTTCGAAGTTATTCTTTATCCAAATAATTCATTTGAATATAGATACGATGAATTAGATATTATTAACCATGACGTAATTATTGGCGAAGTAGGGGCTAACTCTACTCAAGTTTATCAATATTTATTTCACGATGAATGTAACACAGGCACTACTAATACAAGCAGCTGTGTAAATACTAATTGGAACAATACATCTTTTAATACTTTACTTGAGGGTGGTGGTAGTTTATACGGAGTAGGTAGTGGTAATGGGCTTGATTGTTCAGACCCTTTAAATAATAGTAGCTGTGCAGGTTACGCAGATGCTTTTTTAACACAACAATGTAATATAAATCAGCTTTATAGTGAATCCTGCCCTAGCTATTGGTCTGCTTATGATGATCAACAGTGCGATGAAGACCCTCAATACGCACCTTTTTGTCCCGGATTTAGACAAGAGGAATCAGTAGCTTTCTTTGATGACAGAAATGTTGACTTCGGTTTTGTAGATGAACAAGAACAGTTTGCTACAGGTATATTTATAGATGATGGTCATCACCACCACGAAGAAGAACCTTTTGTAGTTATAGATGTTTTTGAAGAAGAAATGTTTCCTCCTTTTGAAGAATTTGGTCATGATGACTTTGAGGATTTTTTTGGTGAGCCTGAGGAGGACGAATTTATTATTTTCTTTGAACCAGAGCCTTTACCATTTGTAGATAATTTTCATCATAGACATGAAGATCCTTTACACCAAGAGGATATATTATTAGAACAATTTGTTTTACAAGAAACTTTATTTGTAGAGGATTTTAGCGAACCTGAAAATTTTTTAGCTATTAATACTATAGAAGAACTTGATGATTGGTTTGAAGAAGAAACTAGAGAAATAAGAGAGGAAATTAGAGAAGAAAGAATTGTTGAAAGAGACGAACCCGAAGAAGAATTTATAGAAGAAATATTTGAAGAAGAAGCTGTAGAAGAAGTTTTTGAAGAACTTGAAGAAGTATTTGAAGAATTAGAAGAAGAAAGATTAGCGGAGGTTGAGGAAGAAAATAATGATGAAGTTTTAGAAGAATTAGAAATTATTGAAAACGACGAACCTACTAGTAAAAGTAAAAATAGAAGTATTGCTTTAAAAGTTATAAAAAACGCTTTAAATACTGCCTCTAACAGTGTTAATTACGGTTCTACCTCTAGCCAAACAAACTCATCAGGAGTAATTAATTCAGTTACTAATACAGGTAATACTAGTTCAAGTTCTGCTGGGGGTATTAGCACCTCTAGTTCACCTAGTATTTCAGACCAGTACGCTAGTGCTACAGCACAAAATAATCAAGTTTTATCTATGAGTTCTGGTGTTGGTGGAGTTAGTGTAAGTATAACCCCTATCGCATCTGTGGATGGAGGATCAGAGGTCGTTATGGCAGACGTTCAAGTACAAAATGTGCAAGGTCAAATTGATACAGCAGTTGGTGGTGTCATGACACAATCTGAGGCTGATCAAATAGCTGATAAAATTATCGCACAAAATATAGAACAACAACAAGAAGAAATGCAAGAAGAACAACAAGCTACAGGAGAATATGGAGATGAATCAAGTTTAGTAGCCTTGATAGGTTATGTACCACAATTTAATACATACACACAATTAAATTTACCTGATCAACAGTCTTGGTATAGTTCTGAAGATATTTATAGTAATATAGTTTTAGATGATAATATAAATGCTTTTTATAATTATGCGAGTACAAATATAAATAATTTACAAAACATGATTGATGATCAGCCTAATATATGGAGATAAAATGGATTGGTTACAGAGTAAAACAACACAATTAATAGCTCTAGTAGGGATAGTTTCTACTTTAGCGGGATTCGGATGGACTGGTGCACAGTATGTTAATAGAATTGACAACCTAGAAGCTAAAATAGGTGGAATAGGAGACACTAAAGACGCACAAAAAATTATTGAAGAACGTTTTGCAAGCATAGAAACGTCAGTAGATTTTCTTGAAAAAGAATTAGATAATATATCTATCCCCGACGTTACGGAAATAAAAACTGACATAGCCACAATAAAAGCCAGTTTAAAAAGTTTAGAAGAAAAAATAGAGGATATAGAAAATGAAAATAAAAACCCTCTTGCTGGTTAGTATATTTTGTATAGGTTGTTCAACACCATCTAAATTTATACCTATAGCAAAAGATTCTAGCTTAGAGTGGAACGATAAGTTTGACTCTGATAAATGGCGAGAAAAATATAAAAAATGTGAGGCATTTTTATACCACGATCACGATGCTTGGAATTGGTGTATGGGTAATGAGTAAAGTTTTATTAGGTATAGTTTTAGTTTTGCTTGCAGTTTCTTATTATTTGTATAGCCAAAACCAAATACTTCAAACTAATAACGCAGTTTTAGAAGGTGCTGTATCTACACAAGAAGAAACCATCAAAAGCTTGCAGGCAGATTTTGAATTACAAACCCAACAACTTCAAGATCTAAGTATCAAAAGTCAAATAGCTCAAAGAGAATTAAATAGATATACACAATTTATACAAAATTATGAATTAGCTTCTAAAATATTAGCTAACCCTATAGAAATGGAAAGGAAGATAAATAATGGCACAAAACATATTATGGAAGACATCGAGAAAATCAGCATTACTGTTGATAGTCTTGATGATGGCTTACAGTTGCAGTCTACTACCAACTAAACAAATACAGGTTAGTGCAAAGCCTATTGAAAGGCAGATAGTGCAACCTATTATGCCAAGAGAAATAAATCTTCAAGAATTACAATGGATTGCAGTAACACCAGAAAATTGGGAAGAACAACTTGCAAAAATAGAAAAGCAAGAGGGTGAATTAGTGTTCTTAGCTATGACAATACCGGATTATGAGATTATGGCATACAATATGCAAGAGATAAAAAGATATATTACAGAATTAAAAGATGTTGTTGTATATTATAGAAAAGTAACAACTAAAGATAATGAGTAGTAAACCAGAACCATATGTGTATAAAGCAACTATCGAAAGAGTGGTTGATGGGGATACTATTGATGTTACCCTTGACTTAGGATTTGATGTCCGCTTGTATAAACAACGCTGCAGGTTGGCAGGCATAGACACACCTGAGTCAAGGACTCGTGATTTAGCAGAGAAAAAATTAGGGCTTGCAGCAAAAGATAGACTAAAAGAATTATGTATTGGGTCTATAACTATTAAATCATTTGGCAAAGGCAAATATGGCAGAATACTTGCAATCCCTTATACAGAAAATGATGAGGATATTTGCGAAATGCTTATCAATGAAGGTCATGCAGTTAAATATGATGGCGGTAAAAAAACTAAAGTATGGGGGGACTATTAATATGCATATATCAAGTGAAGGTATTAATTTAATAAAAAAGTTTGAGGGTTGTGAGTTAGAGGCATACAAGGACGCAGTTGGAGTCTGGACTATAGGATATGGTCATACAAAAAACGTTAGAGAAGGTATGACTATTTCTAAAGAACAAGCTGACAATATGTTGCTTAATGAATTAGATGAGTATTGCGAACATGTTGAAAAAGCAGTCAAGATTGATTTAAAACAAAATGAGTTTGATGCTTTGGTATCATGGACGTATAATTTAGGTCCAACAAATTTAAATGAAAGCACTATGTTAAAAGTTCTGAATGATAAAGATTTTAATGAAGTGCCTCATCAAATTAAACGTTGGAATAAAGCAGGAGGTAAGGTTTTACAAGGTTTAGTAAGACGTAGGGAAGCAGAAGCTTTATTATTTGAAGGTAAAGATTGGACTGAGGTGTAAATGGCGTTACAAAAATTAATATTTAGACCGGGAATAAATAGAGAAGGCACTGACTATGATAATGAAGGTGGTTGGTTTGATGTTAATTTAGTTCGTTTTAGAAAAGGTAGACCAGAAAAATTTGGTGGTTGGTTAAAATTAACAGCTAATACTTTTTTAGGCACAGCAAGAGCTTTACATAATTGGGTTACTTTAAGTAGCACAAAATTATTAGGTATAGGAACTAATTTAAAATATTATATTTTAGAAGGTTCTTCTTACAACGATATAACACCTATAAGATCAACAACTGCAGCAGGTGATGTAACTTTTTCTGCAACTAATTCAGACGCTACAATAACAGTAACAGATACTGCACACGGAGCAGTAAAAAATGATTTCGTTACTTTTTCTGGTGCTTCTTCTTTAGGCGGTAATATAAATTCTGCTGTATTAAATCAAGAATATCAAATAGCAACTATTGTAAATGCAAACTCTTACACAATAGAAGCTAAAAATACTAGTGGAGTTACTGTTACTGCTAATTCTAGTGATACAGGTAATGGTGGGGGATCTGTTGTAGGGGCTTATCAGATTAATACTGGTTTAGATGTGTTCGTAGCCTCTAGTGGTTGGGGAGTAAATACTTGGGGTGATGGAGGATGGGGTTCTACTTCACCTATATCTGCATCTAATCAACTTAGACTTTGGACACATGATAATTTTGGTGAAGATTTAGTTATAAACCCTAGAGGTGGTGGAATTTTTTATTGGGATCAAACTAATGGTTTAAGTACTAGAGCGGTAGCTTTATCATCATTATCAGGAGCTAATTTAGCACCTACAAAAGCTTTACAAGTTTTAACTTCAGAAACTGATAGACATTTAATAGTTTTAGGTTCTGATCCCTTAAATGCTGATGAGGATGCTAGAACAGGGTCTATAGACCCTATGTTAATAACTTTTAGTGATCAAGAAAATCCTGCAGTATTTAAACCTTTAACTACTAATACAGCAGGAAGTTTAAGATTATCTTCTGGTTCTTTAATTGTTGGAGGTGTAAAAGCCCGTCAAGAAATATTAGTATGGACAGATACCTCATTATATTCTATGCAATTTATTGGACCTCCTTTTACTTTTGGAATTAATTTAATAAATGAAAATTCTGGTTTAATGGCTCCAAAAGCTGCTATTACTACACCGAAAGCTGTTTTATGGATGGGGTATGAAAACTTTTATGCTTATACAGGAGCTGTTAATAAAGTAAGGTGCACAGTGCAAAATTATGTATTTAGTGATATTAACAGAGGTCAGGCTTATAAAATATTTGCTTTTACTATAAACAATAAAAATGAAGTCGGATGGTTTTATCCTTCTGCTTCGTCTGATGAAATAGATAGATATGTAATATATAACTATGAAGAAGATACTTGGACATATGGACAACTTATTAGAACTTCATGGTTAGACGAGGGGGTAGAAAATTTCCCACAAGCTAGTGCTAATAATTATATTTATCAACATGAAACTGGTTTTGATGATGATGGTCAACCTATGACAGGTGTGTTTATAGAAAGTTCTGATATTGATATTGGTGAGGGCGATACGTTTTCGTTTATAAATAGGCTTATACCTGATGTTAAGTTTTTATCTAATTCTGGTGGAGGTCAATTAAATATGGTTACTAAAGTTAGAAACTTTCCTAATGAGGACTTAGCTACTGCTAATACTAGTGAAATTACTTCTACTACAACTCAAAAACATATAAGAGCTAGGGGTAGACAGTTTGTATTTAGAGTAGAATCAGATGATGATAACGCACCTGCTAATACAGGCACAGGTTGGAGATTAGGAGCTACAAGAGTAGATGTAAGGCAAGACGGTAGAAGGTAATGGCTAAATTATTACCGACTAATTTGCCTTTTGCAGTAGATGAAGTAAGTCCAGAATTATTTAATAAATTAATTAGAATACTTGAACTTAATTTAGGGCAAGTAGATATATTAAATACTTATCAAGTAAATACTGCGGATAGAGATAAACAAAATTTTAATACTGGCACTGTAATTTTTAATACTTCAGAAAATACTTTACAACTATGGGATGGGTTTGAGTTTGTAAACCTTTCTACACCTTTTACAGTTAAATGTATTGTAGGAACTGCTACTTCAGCTGTCGGCTCAGTGACTGTTACTATAAGTTAAAAAACTTTATCTTATTAATAATAATAGCTATGATATAAAGTATTCAGGAGTCAATAAGACTACCTGCATCTATTTATAGATTACATAAGGATTTGTATGCAGGGAGTTTATGGCTAAAGCAAAACGTAAAGAAAAATCTATACGACGCACTACTAAAGGCAAAGGGGCTAATTACAGACCTACTAAAAGTGGAGCAGGAATGACTGCTAAAGGTGTAAAAGCTTATAGACGTAAAAATCCCGGATCTAAATTAAAAACTGCAGTAACTGGAAAAGTTAAAAAAGGCAGTAAAGCTGCAAAACGTAGGAAATCTTATTGTGCAAGAAGTGCAGGACAAATGAAAAAATTCCCAAAAGCGGCAAAAAATCCTAATTCAAGATTAAGACAGGCTAGAAGAAGATGGAAATGTTAGAAAAACAAGGAATAGGTTCTTTATCTAATATGGTAGAAAAAGATTTTGAGTCTGCACCTGAGTATGGAATAGGTGGTGAACTTAGAAAAGCATTTAAAAAATTAGGTCCTGCAATCGGGGCTATCATAGGCGGTGTTATAGGTGGAGCTCCCGGTGCTGCAATCGGTGCTGGTATTGGAACGAAAACTTCTGCTAGTGATAATTATGCACAAAATATGTTACTTGCTGCTGGTCTAGCCGGTGGCTTTGGTGCACAGGGTCAAGGGTTTAGGGCTACTTTTTCAAATCCCGGACAAGCATTTAGTTCAGCTTTTGCTAATGTTGGTGATTCGACTTTAGGTAGTTTATTAGGTATAGGTAATCAAGGGTTCGATTTTTCTAATGCAACTTTTGATAAAAAGACAAGGAAATTTGTTGATCCTAAAGGTAATTCTTTAAGTCCTCCTAAATTTTATGAAGGTAGAAGAGAGATGGTTGCAAGTAAAACTGCTGACCTAGCAGGAGATAAAACTGTATTAGATAGAATTAAAGGAGGTATAGGTAGTTTAGAAGAATTTGCTAAAGAAAATCCTCTCACAACTCAACTTGGAACACAATTAATATTTCCTAAATTAGTCGAAGCTATTTATGGTAAAGACCCATATGGAACTCAAGGTAGGTTTAGTTTTGCTGATCAAGGTCTTAGACCGGGAGTAAACCCTTTACAAAATAACCCTTATATACAAGGTTCAGTAGTTAATACACCACAGTTTCCAAATTTAAAAAATTTCGTAGGAGCAAATAGAGCAATGTTCGGTGGGAAAATAGGTTATAAAGATGGAGGACCTAAACTTGATGCTATGATGGTTAGACCAGACGGAGAAATAAGAGGTCCCGGCACACCAACAAGCGATGATATTCCTGTATACTTAAGCGACCAAGAATATGTTTTACCGAAAGTTATGGTAGATTATTTAGGTGGCGGAGATTACGAACAAGGCATAGCTAACCTAGAACAAATAAGGACAAAATTAGTATAATGGCAGTAGAATCACAACAACAAATATTAGCCCCTAACAGAATCGTACAAGATATGATTGCAGGTGGCGGAGCAGGTATTCCCGGATTATTTCCTTTATTAAATCAACAATTAGTTAATCAGTTCTCACAACTAGGTTTACCAGATACTAATCCTTTTACATATACAGGACAACGTATAGCTGACTTTACACCGCAAGAAAGACGAGCTTTCGAATTAGGTGAACAAGCTATAGGTTCATATAGACCTTTTTTAGATAGAAGTGCGTCTTTAACAGAACAAGCTGCACAAGAATTAATGCGTAGCGGACAAACTGGTAGAGAACAAATTGCTTCTGGTTTAGCACAAGCAACAGATTTAGCAGGTAGAGGTGTATCAAGGTTAGAAGGTTCATTAGCTCCTGAATTAGATTTATATAGACAGGCAGAAGAAGCAGCTCGTATGGGAGCAGGTGACGTAGGTCGAGGGGTAAGTGAAGCACAGATGGGCTTTAGAGGTCTTGCAGGAAGTCAAGCTCCATTTATTTCTTCTGCATTAGGGGGACTAGGTCAAGCAGGTCTTGCAGGTCTTTTATCTACAAGAGGTTTTGATCCTAGATCAACAAGTGCTTTCTTTAATCCTTTTGAAGACGCTGTTGTACAACAAACATTACGTGATGTTGGCGAAGGTTTAGCTACATCAGATATAGCTAATAGAGCACAACAAGTTAGAAGTGGTGCTTTTGGTGGAGCTAGAGGTAGATTAGCTTCTGAAGAATTAGCTAGACGTGCAGGTCGTGGAGCAGCAGAAGCAGTAGGTGGGATAAGAGCACAAGGGTTTGGTTTAGCACAAAATGCTGCACAACAAGCATTTGAAGCACAACAAGCTAGACAAGCAAATCAAGCTAGATTATTATCACAATTAGCAGGACAAACTGGTGCATTAGGACAACAAACACTAGCCGGACAACAAGCTGGATTACAAGGTTTATTAGGTGCTACACAATTAGGTGGTGCTCAACAATCACAATTAGCACAACAACTAGGTAGATTAGGACAAGCTGCAGGAACTGCAGGTCGACAAGTAGGTCTAGGTATCGGTCAGCTAGGTTCACAACTTGGAACTTTAGGTTTAGGTGCAGGACGTTATACAGGTGCTTTAGGTTCAAGTTTAGGACAAGGATTAGGACAATTAGGTACACAACAACTTAATATAGGTAGACAGCTACCTGCTCTACAAAGAGGAGATGTTCAATTATTAGGTAATATAGGTGGTACACAAAGAGGTATGCAACAAACAGGTCTTGATTTAGATTATCAAAACTTTGTTGGTCAATATAATTTACCTATGCAAACTATTGCTAATGTAGCAGGAATATTTGGTGGGCTTGCACCATTAGCAGGTTCTACAACATCTGTAATACCAATAGGTAATCAGTTTGATATGAGTATGGGTGCAGGATTAGGTTCAATATAAAATGAATTTACAAGATTTAGAAAGAATGATAGCTCAAAGCGGAGGTTTATATCCGTTAGATATGTATAGACGTGGCACCACTCCCGGTGGTGGTATAACTACCCTTAAAGATGTTAATCTTCCCGGAGTTGATGCACCGCAAGCAGGTGGTGTATCTATGGTTAATAATATACCTAGAGCAAATTTACCTACAGCTAATATACCTACAGGCGGTTCAGCTAATAGATTAGATGATTTAATTTCTCAAGGTGGTGGTGGGCGAAGTCCTATTAGTAGCCTTTTAAGTAATTTTGATAAAGATGAAATTAATTTAGGTAATATAGACGATATAGCTAATTTATTAACTAATGAGTTATACCCACAAACTACTGGTCAAGACCGTGGTTTTGTAAAAGATACTGTATTAAGGTTAATAGCAGCAGGACAAAGTCCAGAGTTTCAAAGAGGCTTTTTAGCTCAAAGAGGAAAAGAAGCTAAAGCCGAAGCAGAACTAATGGCTACAAAACAAGATACTAGAAAAACTATTTATGGTAAATTATTAGATGATTTCTTAGAAGAAGGAGACTCTTTTACACCTAAATTAGAACCTGTATTTACTATAAATAGGTCAACCGGTGAAGAAACTGGTGGTGTAATAAGAAAAATTAGAGACGGTAAAGGTTTCGAAACTGATGAGGTATTTGCTTTAGCAACAAATGAAAAAGGTGAACCTTTAACTCAAGATCAAATGAGTGGAGATCAAATATTCTATCAAGGTAATGTATATAGACCATTAGACCCCCAAGCTGAATCATGGGATAAAGATAGGTTAAATTTACGTAGTGCTTTTGATTTAGATAGACAATCTGGAAGTCAAACAGCATTTGATAAAAGAGTAGATAAATACAGTGAAAGATTATTAGCATTAGACGCATTATATGGTTTAGCTAATTCTGGTTTAAGTTTATTAGGTGAAATAGTTCCTGCTGCAACAGATCAATTTGGTTTAGCTCAAGCTGTAAAAGGGCTTGTTGTATCTGGTAATCAACAAATAAATGAAATGTCTAATTTATTATTAGGCGATGAACAAGTATCTAGTTTAGCAAAAAATATAGGAATATCAGTAGATGAATTAAAAGCACAAAACGCTGCTTCAACTGAACGAATGAGAGAAGTCTTTGATGACCCTAATAAATTAAATGGCATAGTAGGAGCAGATGGAAATAAATTTAATTGGGATAGGTTTGGTAGACTATCTGATGATAAAGCTAAAGATTCACAATATAAATCTATTTTATTACAAATGGCGTATCAGGCAGCGATGATTAATGGTCAAGAAGGTAGATCACTTTCTGATAAAGATATTGTAAATATGTTAAATATTGTTGGTGGTGAAGTTTCTGATGTAAACGGTGCTATAAGGTTAATGTCAAGTTTTGTATTAAGCACTACTGCTAATTTAGAAAAAAGAGGTAAACGTTTAAGAGAAACTTATGTAGAAGGCGTAGACAAAAAACCATATTCTAAAGAAGCAGTTGAAATAGGTTTTAAAGATCCTTTTAAAATGTTAGTAGAAGATAAACCTAATACTACAAGATCTGTTATGAATATTATAAATTTAACTCATCCAGATTTATTAGAAACACAATTATTAGACTCTAGTTTTGATTATAAATCATTTATAAACCCTAATACTGCTGACTCAGGCACAGACAATAATCCCCCTCTTACAGAGGAAGAAATAGAAAAAATTTTTACTGATTTAATTATGAGAAAGCCATAGATGATTGACCCTATAACAGAATCATCTGATAATATTTTAAATTTTAAATTAGGTGATGATACAGCTAGTTTATTATCTAATGAAGATATTGAATTTATAAATACTTATCAAAAGTTAGATGCTGAAACTAGACAAAAGTTTTTAGAAAGAGACGATGAAGTTGGTGAAAAACTTCGTAATATATTACAAGATGTTCAAAAAAGAACACAATTAAAACAAGTTTTAGAACCTAAAGAACAATTACCTCCAGAAGACCTTAATCAAGGTTTTCAAGTAGGTGCTGCTAAAACATTACAAGGTATGGGTGAACTTCTTGGTAGCGGTTCTCAAAAATTAAGAGATATTACTCCTGAGTTTTTAAAACCTTTTAATACACCTGCTACATTTACAAGTATTTTATCAAAAGGTTATTCAAAAGCAGGTGAATTATTAGATCCTACAGGAGAACGAAAGCGATATCAAGATTTAGGTATAGACCCCTTTGATGGTTTTAACATAGGTGAAAGAGCTTATTTAGGTGTTGGTGCCACAAGAAATTATACAGTAGATGATGTTCAAACTACTTTAACAAAAACAAGAGGGCAAGAACCTTATTTTGTAGGGCACATAATAGCAGGAGATAAAAATAGCCCTATCGTTTTTCAAATGAATGAAAATGATACACCTCAAACTATCAATACTCCCGGATTTACTGTAGAAGATTTAGCAGAGTTTGGTGTGCAAGATGCAGCTCCTTTAATTCCAGAAATAGCAACATCAATAGTTTTAAAAAATAGATTTTTTGGTAAAGGAGAACTTTTAGAGGGTAGAGGAAAAAAAGCAGCTGCTTTTACAAAGACACAAGTTGCACCTGCTTTTTTGATTAATGGCTTATATGAGTATATAAGATTAGCTGTAGGTAAAGAAAAATTAGGTTTAAATAAAGATAAAACTTACACAGATTTAGCTCAAGACGCAGGTTTAATTGCTGGTCTAGCCGGTGCAGGCGAAGGTGTTTTTGGAGTAGTTTCTACTGGTTTAAGAAGTTTACATGGTTTTTTATCAGAAGGTAAAGTTCCGAATGAAATATTAAATGATCTTAATAATATAGTAAAAACAGCAGGTCTTAAAATTAGTCGAGAAGAAGTAATAGATGAAGCACCTGCTGGTTTCAAACCTACTTTCGGTCAAAGAACTAAAGATGCTGATTTATTAGAATTAGAAAGTGTATTTTTAGGTTCTAGCATTACAAATAAAGAAGTAAGACAAAGATATTTATCTCAATTAGAAGATAATAATAGAGCTATCGCAGACTACGTTAAAAATTTATTGACTGTTGAGGGTAATACTTTATCATCAAGAGAAATTTTAGAAAAAATTGCACCGGAAATACAAACTTTATCCAGAGATAGAATTAATTTATTAGAAGGTGTTATTAATAAAGAATTACAAGAAGAATTAACTAGAGCTAGAAATATAAGAGGTGCTTATAATCAACAAAGAGGTAACGCTTTTGAAGTAGGACGCACTTTATTTGGTAGAGAAGCTGTTGATCCTACACAAACTAAGATTCCCGGAACTTTCGATAATTATATATTTGATACTGCTAGAAGTTTTAAAGAAGAAGTAGACAATGTTTATAACAATGTATTAAATCCTGCAATAAATAATATTCCTGCTAAACCAGAAAATTTTAGAGAAGTTTTATTAAAGTTAGATAAAGCAAATAATAAAGGAGCTGCAAATTTAATAGCAAGTTTAGCAAACCCTAATTTAAGAAGAGAGTTAGGCTTAGAGGGAGACGCTTTTGGAGATTTTTTATTAAGATTAGGAGATAGGAACTCTAAAGGTCAATTTAAAAATGCAGCAGACGGAATGAAAATTGGTGAATTAAGATCTACTAAAGAAGGTTTAGATTATTTAATTAAAAATACTGATAGCCCTAGCACTAAAGCTTCATTATTAAAACTAGGAGAAGCTATACAAAACGATATAGATAAAGCTTTAGGTGCAAATAAATTTGATAGCCCTATAACTATAGAAGGACAACTATTTGACAATCCTTTATCTGCTAAAAATTATGTTGATAATCTATACCAACAAGCTAATGAAAATTTTAGATCACAAGTTTTACAAGATTTTAGAACAGGTCGTTTTGACTACGCAAGTTTTTTTGATTATTTAGCTAGACAAGATGGTAAAAGTTATCAATCTATGGGTGCAATAGATGAAATATTTCAAATATTAGATAAAGGCAGTCAAGATTTTATTCCTGCTTTTAGAGAAGGAGTTTTTGAAAGATTAAGAAACGCAACAGAAAATATAACTGATAAAGGTCAAGCTAAAAAAATAGTCAAAGATTTCTTCGAAGATAATTCTGCGTTAGCAAATAGGATTTTTACACCTGATGAAATTAGGAAAATTAAAGGTAATTTTAATAGATCACTAGGATTAGAAATTGCTGCTAGAGAAAAAGCAGATTTAGCAAGAGGGACATTAAAAGCACAATTTGGTGATTTAATAAAGGATGACACTGCAGAAGTAGGTAATTTAGTTTATAGGTTATTAATTGATAGCCCAGATAAAATTCCTACAGTTAAGAAAAGAGAATTAATAAATATTATAAAAGATAACCCTGTATTAGAAAAAGAAGTTCAAAACTTTTTAATGAAAGATTTATCTGAAAAATTAACTATAAAAGATACTTTTTATGGAAATACTTTTAACCCTGCTACGTTAAATAAATTAACAAAAGATGTTAATTTTAATAAAACTTACGGTGATTTTTTAGGCAGAGAGTATGTTACTAATTTAAAATTAATAAATAATTTTATTAATTTACAAGAAAGAGCATTAGGTAATTCGTTTAGAGGTGAAGGTCTTGATCTTGCTATAAATAAAGGCACAGCCAGAGATATAATTAATTTTTATGGAAAACAATATTCTGAAGGACAACAATTAGCACAATTTATATTAGGTCCATTAAATAAATATTCAGTAAAATTTAGAATTGCTAGTAGTGATAGTCTAGCACGAGGTTTTGATACTGTTACAAAATTAGTAGAAAATCCTGTATTATTAAATGAATTTGTTAAAAATAGATTTAAAAGAACAAGTAAAATAAGAAGGGATTCTATATTAGGTGGTTTTTTAGCAAAACAATTTTTTGCTGAAGATGAACCAGAAAAATTAACAACTGAAGAAATTACATTATTACCGAAACAAAGATGATATCTGATAAATTAAATAATATAGAAGAAGGCATAGTATCTTTATCTAATATGACTAATCAATTAGGTAATAACCTTGATAAGATGGACACACAAGATATTATGCGAGACGGCACTAATATTAGAAACAATCTTAAAAAAGTAGATTTCGAAATAACACAGCTTAGAGGTAAATCTAAAAAAGATAACCCATCAGTATATGATATAGAAGTAGATAATTTTAATTCGAATAAAACTAAAACTATGAAAAATAGAATTAATGAACTTATGGAAGCTACTGCAGATTTTGATTCTATAAGAGGTATGCAAGACGGTGGTATTTTGCAAAACCAAATGGTTGGTGAACCTGAAAGATTGGATCTCCCACCAGCTACGCAAGAACAACAAACTAAAGATTTAATTAGGCAAATGCCTGAACCTTTATTAAGACTTATACAAGGACAAAGAGCAGGATTTTTTCCACAACTAGGGTTTGGTTATGACCCATATAGAATAACAATTATGGATGCTTTGAATCAAGAAATACCTACTTTCCCAGAAGGGGTAGATGAAGAAGATAAAAAAGAATCACAACTTGTTCAATCTCCACCTCCTGCAGGAGGCATAGGAGATTTAGTTTTTGATCCTATAAAAGGAGTAGAGGTAAACCCGATACTTCAAAACGATATGATGAATTTTAATATAAGAGGTGGCAGTGGTGGCGGAGCACCAGATCAAAGATTAGGTTTAAGTTTAGCTAATATGGATGATTTTTTAAGAGAGATAGATATTATTAGACAAATGCCTGTCTAATTTAACCAAGATTGAAATCCATCACCTAATACTTGTTGAGCTAAATCTAATTTAGCACATAAAGTTTTTACAATTTTTTCATCTATAGTGTCTTTTACAGTTAAATCATAATAAGTAACTTTATCATTTTGACCTATACGGTGAGCTCTATCTTCTGATTGTAAACGTTTTTCTAAATCAAAACTATTAGAATAATAAATAACATTGTTTGCACTAGTTAAAGTAATACCATACCCTGCTGTCATTTGATTACCTACAAAAAACCTAACATCGCTTTCTTGAGACTGAAATAATTCAATAGCTTGTTTTCTATCATCAAGACCTGTGCTGCCATAATAACTAACAACACTACCTCCGCCATAAGTTTTTTCTAATACTTCTTTTATGGCTTTAATATTATGAACATAATTAGCCCATATAATAACTTTATTATCATTGTAAGATATTAATTCTAGTAATGCGTCTAATCTATTATTTTTTATATCTATAATGCTATCTGTATCAGTCTTTACAAAACCACATAACATAGTATGTAATCTTAATAATTGTGTCATTACAGAATTAGCTGTTACTGTTTCTAAATCATTTAAAGTAGCTAACGCATCTTTTTTCATTTCTTTATATAATTTATTTTGCTCAGGTGTTAGTTCTACGTAATGTTTGTTATAAATTTTATCGGGTAAATCTAAACAGTCTTTTTTCAAAACTCTGTAACTATGTTGTTTTGTTAATTTTTTAAGTTCTTCTAAGTTTCTAAAACTTTTAATTTCTCTAAAACTATGTGATCCTACAGACCTAGATACAACTTCTGCAAAATGGTTTTGAAAAGCGTAAAAAGATTCATAGCCTAAAATGTTAGTATCTAAAAATTTAAACTGTGTATAAAAATCCATAGGTGATTTAGTAATAGGAAAACCTGTTAATATTCTTTTAAACTTTGCCTCATGGCTTATTTTTAAAAGATTTTTAGTTCTGTTAGCTTTTGGGTTTTTTATAGTAGTGCTTTCGTCTATAGCTAATAAACAGTCTGTAGACCTTACAAACTTTTCTGTAAAGGTTTTACCTTTTTGGGAAGAAAAAGCCTCAACGTTTATTATTAATATTCTTAATTTATCGCTTTCTGTAAATAGTTTTAATAAAGCTTCTTGTTTTCTTTTTGTAGGTGCTGCTTTCCATAAAGCAATATATGTTTCTACATGGTCTGGCATATGAGCAGGTATTTCTTTTTCTAACCAGTTTAGATAAACACCTTTAGGTGCAATAATAACTGCTGTATTAATAGCTCCTCTATCATATAAAATAGCTATATTATCAATTAATACTTTAGATTTACCTGTGCCCATCTCCATAAAATAAGCATAAGAACGTTTATTCCAACTTTCTTTTAAAGCTTTATGTTGATGTTCATAGGGAACAGTTTTAAACTTATACATAATTTCTTCTCTCTAAAAACTAATATACTATAAAAAATAATAAAACGCTTTACTTTGACTTACTTTTTTTATAAATTATAAAAACTAATTAATAACTATAAGAAAGGTAGAAAGAATGAAAGATAATTATGTGTATGTTGTTCAGGAAACTCCGGGCAAAAACATACTAAAAGCAACTTCATTTGGCAATCTTGATGTATTGTTACCTGCTAATACTAATATTATGTTCAGTAGTATACCAGTTATTAGGAAGTTAAAACGTAAACTTGTTAATTTCAATCCTGAAGAAGATTATCTATTATTAATAGGCGATCCTTCTGCTATTGGAATATGCTGTGCTTTGATAGCACAAAAATTTAGTAAGTTTAAAGTTTTAAAGTGGGATAGAGAAACGCAAGTTTATTATCCTGTATCATTAGACCTAGAAGCTAAGGAGGACTTACATGAAGGAATCGAATGATAATCTAACTGCAGAGTTCTTTGAACAAGATGTTGATTGGAAAAACGCTACTACTGATGACGAGATGAAAGGTGTATCTGACCTTGCTCAAAAACAAGTAGAAGCAAAAAATAAGGTTGACCAACTTACAGAAGAACTTAGTTTAGCTAAAGAAGAACTACGAGACATCCAAGAAAGGCAACTGCCTGAAAAGATGGCTGAAGTAGGTTTTAGTGAAATTAAATTAAATAACGGTGTTAAAATCGTTATTCAAGACTTTTATAATGCTCATATATCTAAAGCTAATTCTGAACAAGCTTTTGCTTGGTTAGAAGATAATGGCTTTGGTGACATTATAAAACATGAGGTGGGGGTAAAATTTGGTAAGGATCAATCTATTGATGCTGTCTCTGCTTACGACCAACTCCGTGCAATGGGTTTTACACCTTATAATAATAAAGGTGTGCACTCTTCCACGTTAAAAGCTTGGGTGAAAGAACAAATAGAAAGTGGTAATGGCAACATTCCTACTGATATATTTGGTCTTTTTATTGGTAGTCGTGCAAAAATATCTTAGAAAGAAGGAGGACTTATGTCTGAAGAAAGTAAAAAAAGCACAAATATAGCCGTTTTCGACGATGATCTGCTTAGTGCAGGGACTGGTTTAGAAAACATGACTAGTGATGATTTAGCTATACCTTTTATAAGGGTCTTACAAGCTTTATCACCACAAGTAAATAAACGTGCACCAGAGCACGTTGAGGGGGCAGAAGTAGGTATGTTACATAATACTGTTACTAATGCTATATATGATGGTGAAAAAGGTGTTGAAATAATTCCTTGTAGCTATACAAAACGATACTTAGAATGGATACCAAGGGAAAAAGGTGGTGGTTTAGTTACTGCAGACCATGACCCTACTATTCTTAGAAACACTACAAAGAACGATCAAGGTATACCTGTTTTAGAAAATGGTAATACTATTGATGAAACTGCACAGTTTTTTATATTGTTGTTAGACCCTAATGAAGGTCCACAGCAATGTGTATTAAGTTTTAGTAGAAGTCAACTAGGAGTAGCTAGAAAATGGAATACTATTTTACGTATGGCTAAGATACAAAACTCTGAAGGTGTTTTTGTGTCAGCTCCCATATTTGCTTATAAGTATCTTTTAACTACTGTAGAACTAAGTAATGATAAAGGTTCTTGGTTCGGTTTTAATGTTACTCAAGCTGACCAAATTACTGGTGCTGAAAAGTCTTTAGCTTTACAAGCGAAAGACTTTATGATGGCAGCAAAGTCAGGAGACGTAAAAGTAAAACAAGAAGACAGTATATAAGTCATGTCTTTAGCTCGTGATTATGCAAAGTTATTTGCAGGGCTAAAACAGGCTTATGGAAAGTTTACTCAAACATCTGAATTAAGGGATGATGGTAAAGTCGGTGGTAAAGTTATTACTGTATCTGAACAACTGACAGAAAATAGGTTAAGAGACCTATGGGATCAACACTTGAGCGGAGTTACTTCTATAGGTATTGTGCCTATTAATGAAGAAAATTGTTGCTCGTGGGGGGCTATAGACGTTGACGACTTTACTATCGATCTTAAAAAGTTAGCTAAAAAACTTCATCAGATGAAACTACCGTTAGTTTTATGTAGAAGTAAAAGCGGCGGTGCACATATCTTTCTTTTTGTTTTTGATCCTGTTCCTGCATCTATACTACAAAAAAAGTTAAAAGATATTGCAGCTTGTTTAGGCTATGGTCAAGCAGAGATTTTTCCTAAACAAACTAAATTATTGTTAGATAGGGGGGATAAAGGCAGTGCCTTAAATATGCCTTATTTTGGTGGTGAAGATTCAACAAGATATGCATTCGGTAAAAGCGGTGTAGCTTTAACACCTGAGGAGTTTATTGAATATGCAAGTAGCAAAACTATAACAGCTAAAGAACTAGAAGAATATGTTGTAGAGGCTTCACAAGATGAGGAGTGGTTAGAACAGTCTCCTCCTTGCTTACAACATTTAATTACGCAGGGTTTTCCTAAAGGAACTAGGAACTCTGGTTTATTTAATTTAGGTGTGTTTTTAAGAAAGAAATATGAAGACGATTGGGAGAAACGTTTAGAGCAAGTAAATATGCAACACATGAGCCCACCATTAGTGGCACAGGAGGTGTTGACAGTTATAAAACAGGTTCAGAAAAAAGATTATTTTTATAGGTGTAATGACCAACCTATAGCAGGTCATTGTAATTCAACGGTATGTAGGACTAGGAAGTTTGGTATAGGTTCTTCTGGAGGAACACCACAGTTTAGTAATTTAACAAAACAAAATAGTGATCCCCCGATATGGTTTTTAGATGTTGAAGGAGGTAGATTAGAATTAGAGACAGATGATTTATTAAACCAAAATAGATTTCAAAGAAAATGTATGGATGCACTTAATGTAATACCACCTAAAGTAAAAGAAAACGTATGGAGACAACTTATACAACAATTATTAGATACTTTAACAGTTATAGAAATGCCAGACGACGCATCTAACGAGGGGCATTTTAAAGAGTTACTAGAAACTTTTTGCACTGAAAGACCTGCTAGAGAAAGAGATGAAATATTATTGCATAAGCCTTGGACTGATGGTAGCAAAACATATTTTAGGGTAAGTGATTTAGTAGATTATTTAACTAGAAATGGTTTTAAAGAATACGCTAGAAATAAAATAACTTCTAAATTAAGACAAATGGGAGGAGGTGCACACTTTTTTAATATTAAAGGTAAAGGAACAAATGTATGGTATGTGCCTGAGTTTGAAACACAAACAGAAAGTTTCCTAATACCTAAAGACATTACGGACATAGAGGAGGAAATATGATTGAATATCAAGGTCATAAAGTTACAGCTAAAGTAAAAGCTAAACATACAATATCAGATTATTTAATGAAAGTGTTCGATGGATTAAAACAAGAACCAGAAGAATTTATAGAGGACTGGGATAATATGTCTGGTAAAGAACAAGAAATGGTAAGTGATCATGTAAGTCTATTTGAAGACAGAATACATAAATTACTTGGAGTTAAATTTAAAGAAATAATTAGCAGTAATAATTATAAGAAATCAATATAAGGGGAAGATATGTTAGAAATTTTATTTTGGGTTATAACAATATTTATTTTATGGAACTTACTTAGTTTTGTTTTTGTTTATTCTAGAAGGTGGATAGATAGGAATAAAGACACTGAAGACATCATAAATTGTAAATGGGAAAAGAATGATTAAATTTATAAAAGGTGGTCTATCTGGTTTTGATCCTAAGATAGATTATTGGGATGAACCTAACATAAGATTGTATAAAGGTAATTTAGTTAAAGGCAGACCGACTAGAGCTTTTGGGAATAAAAACTTTAATTATGCAGGTAAAGTTTATAAACCAGACCCATGGACAAAACCAATGAAATATATCAAAGATAATCTACAAACACTTATTAAACAAGAACTAAATGAGGAAGTAGAATTTAATTTTTGTTTGTGTGGTTTTTATAGCGAAGAAGGAAAAGGTATCCCTTACCATTCCGACACAGTGCCTACAGAAAAAGATTTAGTAGTTTCTGTTTCATTTGGTGCACCTAGAGTATTTGGTTGGAGACAATATGCAAAAAATATTAAAGATAAAACTAATACCTCTGAAATAGATGTAAGGTATAAACAATTAGATTGCACAAAATATTTTTTATTAGAGGACGGTGATGTAATCATATTTGATGGTAAAAGCCAACTTAAATCTACACACAATATATTAGATGTAGAATCACCAATAGATACAAGAATTAATTTAACTTTTAGGACAGGTATATAAATATGTTGCCTGAAAAAACTCAAGTGATATTAGGACCACCGGGAACAGGTAAAACGTCTACTTTATTACAATTAATAGAAAACGAATTAGATAGTGGTGTATCTCCAGATAAGATTGGGTTTTTTACTTTTACTAAAAGAGCTGTAAACGAAGGTATTGAAAGAGCCATGCATAAATTTTCGTTGTCTAAAAAAGACTTACCTTATTTCAAAACATTACATTCTCTAAGCTTTCATCAATTAGGTTTAAATAAAGAGGATGTTTTTGAAAGAACACATTTAATTGAATTAAACGATAAATTAAATATAAAACTTACAGGTTCTCAAAATACAGAAGACGGAACTATATACAGTATGTCTAAAGACGATAGATTAATGTTTATAGATAATTTAGCTAGAATGAAGAAAGAACCTTTAGAAGATGTGTGGCATGAGGTAGAAGACGCAGTAAATTGGTATGCTTTAGATAGATTTAGTAGAGGGTATGAGGCTTATAAAAAGGTTAGAAGATTATACGACTATACAGATATGCTTACTTTCTTTTTACAAAGAGGTTATGCACCTAAGTTAGACGCTTTATTTATAGACGAAGCTCAGGATTTAAGCCCATTGCAATGGTCTGTAGTTAATAAGATTATAGAGGGCAGTCATAAAATTTATATAGCAGGTGATGATGACCAAGCCATATATAAATGGGCGGGGGCTGACGTAGATTATTTAATTAATAACTGTAAAAATGCTACTGTTTTAAATCAAAGTTATAGGATACCTAGCTCCGTACACAAATTAGCTAGAGACACAGTAGGAAGATTATCTAAAAGAGTTGCTAAGTCTTGGAAACCTAAAGAAGAACAAGGACTAGTTAGTTGGGAAAGAGGATTTGAACATATAGACATGAGTGAAGGAACTTGGCTAGTTTTAGCAAGAACTAATTATTTATTAAACAATATTATAGACCACTGTAAGCATGAAGGATGGTTTTTTGAAGTTAAGGGTAATCCAAGTATTACAGCCATAAAGTTAGAGGGTGTAAGGAACTGGGAAAAATTTAATAAAGACGAAAAATTAAGCAAACAAGATTGTGGAACATTTTTAAGATATATAAAAAAGGTAGCTAAAACACAATTAAAAATGTTCGAAGGAGATGAAAAAGTAGATAGAACTTACGTAGAAAATATAGTTGGTGTTTTACCACGTGGTAGATGGTTTGAGTGTTTAGATATGGTTTCTATAACAGAAAGAAGTTATTTACAAGCTATGTTGAGAAGAGGAGAAAAAGTTTTAAAACAACCTCGTATTCGTATATCTACTATCCATGCTGCAAAAGGAGCAGAGGCGGACAACGTTATATTGTTTACAGACATAACACATAAAGTTTTTAATAATTATCAACGTGATCCTGACGATGAAACCAGAGTGTTTTACGTTGGTATAACAAG